CAAAAAACAAGGCAGAGGTGATTTCGATGACGATATTTGAGTATGACGAAGAAGAGCACATGAGACTTGAAAGAGAAGAACAGTATAGGAAAGGCGAAGAAGCCGGAGAAGCCCGTGGAATTGAAATTGGAGAAAATCGTGGAAGAAGTGAGGGAGAAAACAAAAAATTAAAAGATTTGATAAGAAAGAAACTTGTAAAGGGAAAAGCAATTCCACAGATGGCAGATGAAGTAGAAGAAACAGAGGAAAAGGTGCTTGAGCTGATAAAAGAAATTGAGACGGAGCAGGTATAGGGGGGAGAATAAATCAAGCTGTATTCGCAATTTTGCGAAGTTCATTTATTGGGATATGGTTTGACATTCTGTGTTAAAAAGCAAATAAATACCAATAATGTGAACGTAATTATAATAATCAAAATAACTCAAAATGCTTCAAAATTGGTAACAGTTCAGCCTTTCATTTATTACATTCATAAACCTGCAAAGTAGCAAGCTGTCAGTTGCTGCTTTGCAGCTTTTTGTTTATTTACGCGAAAGCAAAGTGAGGATGGAACAAATAAATTTGTTCCATCTGAGCGTGCTCGAGAGGGATTTGCCATCATTTCAGAAATGAAAGGCTATTCTACCATAAAAAGGTACTTAACAATACAATGAACAAGCGCATTGTATTGCCAATTACATTTTTATGGCTGAACTGTTACCAAAATTGTAAAAATAATACAACTTTAACATAAAAATTATAAAATTAAAAAAAATCAATGTATAAAATTGCTAAATTTGCAGGTATAAAAAATATTAACACTGTGTTAATATTTTGTTCAAATGTTAAAGGCAGTTTGAGGGGTGCAATAAAGACCGATGATTTCTGCTTTAAGCAAAAGTAAATTAACAATTTATTACCCATAGAGATGGGAGAAGGAGGATTTCTTAATGAGATTAAAAAAAGGAATGAGAAAAGCCCTTTCTTTAGCTCTTTCAACAGCACTTATTATTACAAGTGCAAATATTGGAAGTACAAAAAGTAAGGCAGCGGAAGCAGACAAAAATGTGTTTGATACTGCCGTGACAACTAAGGAGTATTGGACAGAGAATGAAACAAAGAAAGTTGTAACAGCTGCAGGTATATTTGTGGATGTTGATGCACTTAAAGAAGCAGGAAAAGAGATGGATCAGCCTACTTTGGAAGTTACAACACCGAAGAAAGAAAACACAGCTGATTATTATGGTGGTTTCAACTATGGTGTAAGTGAAAAAGGTGATTTAGGAAATCAGAAAACAAAAGGTGATTATGCATATAAAAAATGGACAGGTAGCTTATCAGAGAATGTTAAAAATATAAATGAGAAGTATTTGGTTTTAGCATTACCTGACAGATATGTTGAAGGAACATTAGATTATTCATTTAAGCTTTATGATGCATCATATGCTCCGATAGATGACAGCAAAATTCCTTCAGAGATTGTTATTAAAAAAGGAGAAACAGCAAAGATTGCAGTAAAAACAGCAGGAAATGCAACATTTAATAGTAATGCATATGCTAAAACTAAACATGAAGATTTAGGAATTGAAGATTGGAAGGCATTAGCAGGAGTTAATACTACATATGATGCAGAGACAGGTCTTATTAGTATTGCGACAACAGATGAATGCAAAGCAGTAGGTCTCGACGATACAGAGTTGTCTATTTCTTTTGAGTTACCAAATGGAGCTAAAATTCAAAAGTGGATTCCACTTAAGATTTTAGAAGAAGGAACAACAACTACAGCAGAAGCACCGGGAAAAAGCGAGTCTAAGGGAGTTGTAACAAATTATTCTAAGACACTTTCATATGATGTATCTAAAGTTGAAAAAGCTCCAGTAGTTGCAGAAGATACAGAAGCACCTGCAGTGTCAACAAAGCCTTCAACAGCCCCAACAAATGGAGCAACAACAGCCCCAACAAATGGAGCAACAACAGCCCCAACAAACGGAGCAACAACAGCCCCAACAAATGGAGCAACAACAGCCCCAACAAGCGGAGCAACAAATACACCGGCACCTGTAACATCAAATACACCAGCACCAACAAGCGATGCAACACCAGCTCCGACAGAAGCTCCTAAGGGAAATATGGATAAATTTAATGTTGCATTTAACTATGTAGCAGATGACAAATGGGGCGAGCAGTCATGGGGAGACAAGTCAGTTGATGTAACTGGTGATGGAAAATATGAAATCAGCTACACTGCTCAGTCTGATACAACTGACATCTTTATGATGATTCTTTCAACAGACCTTTACAAAGGTTCATTAAACAAAGACTTTAAGCTTGTTCCTACAACTGTTTCTGTTGGAAAGACAGATTACAAAGTAAATGCGAAAGGCGGATGGTGCTTCGCAGACCAGGAAAAAACAAACGCTTACAGATACAACATTGTAAATCCATATAACGGACCTATTGGTTCAGATGGTGTAACATATGTTGACCCTGCCGTAACATCTATTGATGGACTTGGAACAGCACCTGTAAAGAAGGGAGATACAATCAAAGTATCATTTACTGTATCAGGAATGAAGGGCAGCACTAGTGCAAAATCAAAAGCTAAAGTAACAGTTTCTAAGAAAACAGTAACAGTAGCAGCAGGAAAGTCAACAACAGTTTCTTATAAAGCACTTAATAAGGCAGGAAAAGCAGTTAAGGCATCAGCTAAGACTTCTAATAAGAAACTTGCAACAGTAAAAGTAACAAGCAGCAAGAAAATTAAGATTTCAGTACCTAAGAAAGCAACAAAGGGTTCTTCAGCTAAGATTACACTTACAAGTGCAGGAAAGAAAGCAACTATCACAGTTAAGGTTGCAAACCCTGTTAAGAGTGCAAAAGCAGCTAAGAAAACAGTAAAGATTAAGAAGGGCAAGAAAGCAAAAATAACAGTTAAGGTTACAGCTCAGAATAAGAAGAAAGCAACAACAGATAAATTAACAGCTAAATCTTCTAAGTCAAAGATTGCTAAGATTACAGGTAAGAAAGTTTCTAAGGGCAAAGTAACAGTAACAGTTAAGGGTGCTAAGAAAGGTACTTCAAAACTTACAATCAAGATTGGTAAGAAATCAGTTAAGGTAACAGTTAAAGTAAAATAATTACCATAACATAATAAAATTTTCCAAAGCATAATTTTTGAAATAAAAAGCAGAGGCGGATGTAAAAAACCGTCTCTGTTTTTCTTTGGTTATAGTAAATTTAGGGCGGAACTATTACGATTTTTCAAAAATTTTATTCCAAATATTGTCAAAAATTAGCCTTAACTATAATGTTGATAATATGGGAAAAATCACTGAAAAAAAACACATAATCAAGGTGTAATCATTTGATGAATATACAAAATACACAAAAAAAGCTGGAATAATTGTGCATTTTTACTGTTTATTTGAAAATATTATTCTGTTACTATGTTAGATGTAACGAAACGGCTTATAGGGTTGAGTGCGGACTACAACTTTATCGTTTCAAAAATTATGCAACCCTATATATGATAGGGAGAAGGAGGATATGTTAATGAGATTAACAAAGGGAACAAAAAAAGCTCTTTCCTTAGCACTTTCAACAGCATTAGTATTGACAGGTGCAAATGTTGGAACATTAAAGGCAGATGCAGCCGACAAAGACGGTGTTGAATTAACACTTAAAGGTGAAACTTTAAACAAAAAAGAGGCTACTGTTAAAGCAGACGGAAAAGTTGAAGTTACAACAACTTTTGCAAATGCAGCTACAGCAGGTGCTCTTGCTGGAGCTAATTTTGGAGAGACAACAACTACTGTTGAAAATGTTACTGAAGATTTCGATTTAAAGATTGTTTCAGTTAAAGTTGGAGACAAGGATGTGTTAAGTAAAAAAGCAGTGTATGGTGAATATGCTGATTCAAAAAATATCGCAACAACTAGTGTAGGTGATTTTGAAAAATTTACTGCAGAAAAAGGCGATGAGATTACATTTACATATAAAGTGAATGGTGTTACAGATTTAGATGCTCTTAAGAAAGAGAATGAAGCACTTGCAGCATCAAAAGCAGCCCTTGAGAAAGAGAACGGGTCACTTGCAGCATCAAAGGCAGCCCTTGAGAAAGACAATGCTTCACTTGTAGCATCAAAAGCAGCCCTTGAAAAAGACAACAAGTCACTTGCAGCATCAAAGTCAGCTCTTGAGACAGAGAACAAAGCACTTGCAGCATCAAACTCAGCACTCGTAGCATCAAAAGCAGCCCTTGAAAAAGACAATAAGTCACTTGCAGCATCAAAAGCAGCTCTTGAGGATCAGCTTAAGAATACACCTGCACCAACAGAGACACCGGCACCGGTTGCTAAAGGTCAGATGGGTAACTTCAATGTTTCATTCGACTATGTTGGGGATGATACTTGGGGCGAGCAGTCTTGGGGTGACAAGAGTGTCAATGTAACAAAAGATGGTGATTACTCTATCGAATACACAGCAACAAGTGATTCAAAAGGAATCTATTTAATGATGCTTGACACAGACCTTTATTATGGAAGTCTTGCAGACAACTTTGCACTCACAGTTAAGAATGTAAAGATTGGTGACAAGACATACGCTATAGATAACAAAGGATGCTGGGGATTTGCAGATCAGACAGTTTCAAAGAACTACAGATTCAACATCGTAAATCCATGGAATGGTCTCTTTGACAAGACTGGCGTTAACTGGCAGGATGAAAAAGTTACAACTATTGATAAGTTAAATAAAGCTCCTGTTAAAGCTAATGATAAAATTGTAGTAAACTTCAATGTAACAACAAAGAAAGCTTCTTCAACAGTATCTATCAAGGCTGCTAAGTCTAAGGTTTCAGTTGCTCCATCTAAGTCTGCAACAGTTAAGTACACAGTTAAGGGTACATCAACAGTTAAGGCTACAAGCAACAACAAGGCTGTAACAGTTAAGGTAAACAAATCTAAGAAGAATGTTACAATCACAGCTAAGAAGACAGCAGTTATGGGCAAGACAGCTACAATCACACTTAAGGCTGGTTCTAAGAAGTCTACTATCAAAGTAACTGTTGCTAAGACAGCAAATGTTAAGAAGAAAAAGGCAGCTAACTACACAGTTGCACTTGCAAAGGTAACTAAGAAAGTTAAGGCTAAGAAGATTAAAGTCTCTGTAAAGAACAAGAAAGTTGCAAAAGTCACAGTTAAAAAGACTGCAAAAGGACAGGTAACATTCCAGGTTAAGGGACTTAAGAAAGGTAAGACAACTGCTACACTTAAATATGGTAAGAAGTCCGCAAAAGTCAGCGTAGTAGTTAAATAATATTTAATAAGTTTGAATTCCCACAATTAAGGAAAACAAATCGAAAGAGCTTTCAGGGAGGGCACACCAACAGGTGTGCTCTCTTTGTGTTATCAACAGATAAAGAGTAGATTGAAGATGTCCGATTGAGTATGCAACAGGTGTTTATAAATGCCGTATATATTAAAAAACATGTATAATATATCTAAAAGTCAGGATATAAATATTAACAAAAATATAATAAAATATGAATATAATAATAACAGTTCAGCTATAAAAATATATCGCAATATTTGAGTTTGCCAATTCTATTGCTATATTTATGATAAAACTGTTACTTATAAAAGGCATATAATGAATTAAAATTATGTGAGAGGAGAATTATATGAGAAAAATAACCAAAAAATTATTAGCTGCTGCATTGTCAACTGCTATGGTTGTTACATCGTTTACAGGTGTAGGTGCAGTGAATGGTGCAAAGCCGGCAAGTGCTGCAATAAGTTCAGTCTGGAAAGAAGACGGCTATCATGCTTATCTTTATTATCAGACAAAGACATGGGATTATAGAGATCCGCTTAAAACAGGAAAAGAGTATTCGTATGTGCAGGCCGGTGGTCAGGATGTGACAGAGAAAGCAGAGATTACGGATGTTCTTTTAAAAGAAGGTGACGGAGAGTACACTGTTAAGATTTCAGGTGTTGACCTTACAGGTGCAGATGCATTTAACATGATGGGAATTTCGACAGACATTCCTCTTAAATCAGCAGACAGTATAAAAGTCACAGATGCGACATTAAAAATTGATGGCAATGAAGTAGAGGGAGCATCAGGTATAGAGCTTCCACATACAAAATCATATGAGGCAAACGGTTATAGAGTATTCAGTTATACGGGTTATGACGGATGGAATCTTTCAAGCACTATTCCTTTCAAGCAGGGCAAACTTACAACAATGCCTAAATCCGATATTGAGATTTCATTTAAGATAACAGGTGTTCCTAAGTTTACAAAGACATATGGAAAAAAGGCTGGAGCTACATTTACAAGCGGAAATTATACATATAAGGTAACAACTGCCGCTACAGAAGATACAAATGGCAAAGTTGCAATTACAAAGCTTTCTACAAAGGGAAAGAAAGCAAAGACAATATCAGTTCCAAATACAGTTAAGGCATCAGGTGCGACATATACGGTATCTGCTGTTAATGCAAATGTTTTCAAAGCAGCAAAAGCAACATCTGTTACACTTGGAAAAGGTGTGACAAAAATTGCATCTTCAGCATTTGCAAATTGCAAGAAACTTACAAAACTTGTGGTAAACGGTAAATTATCGTCTGTTGCAAAGAATGCATTTAAAGGTTGTACTAAAAAGATTAGCATTTCAGGAAGTTCAGTTGATGCAAATGCTAAAAAGATTAAGGCAGCCGGTGCTAAGAGCATTAAAAAGGTTTATACACCTATTTTTGCCACAAAATATGCTACAAGTGGACTTGTGAGCGGAAAAGCTGGAACTGTTGCAATTACTGCTGAAAATGTTAAGAGTGTGACAAAGGTTACTGCTTCAAGTGCAGATGAAAAAATAATCAAAATTAAGAATGAGAAGACATCAGGTCTTACATATTCTGCTGAGATATTTGGTGAAGCTGCCGGAAGTGCAAAGGTTACATTTAAGATTGCATATAAGAGAATGGATGGAAAAACAGCAACAAAGACTATTACAAAAGATATAACAGTTGCAGATGGCGGTTTTTACGGACATCTCGAAGATAAAGATATTACACTCCGTGTGAAGCTGCCGGAGACTTCAACAAATGTCGGTGAAGAGAGAACAGTTTCGATAAAGGGCGGGACTTCAGCAAACATGACTGTTAAAGACAACGGTACTGTTCGTAAAGATGTTTCTACACAGTGGCTCATTGAAAATGAGATGGGGGAGGGTGTAAACCTCGGAAATACTCTTGAAGCTACTTTAGGAACTTATGCTGACAAGGTTGCTGCTACAGATGCTACAGTATTTGAGCAGGCATGGGGGCAGCCTATTACAACAGAAGCTTATATCCAGTCACTCCGTTCATATGGATTTAATACTATCCGTATTCCTGTAGCATGGTCAAACATGGATTCAGAGGATGGAACATATACTATCAATGAAAAATATCTTGGTCGTGTGGAAGAAGTTGTAAACTACGCATTAAACTGTGGTATGTATGTTATTGTCAACGATCATTGGGATTCTCAGTGGTGGGGACAGTTTGGTGCGTGCAAGGAAGATGCTGACGGAAATAAGTTTGCCGATGAGACAAAACGTGCAGAGGCATGGAAGAGATATGAGAGATACTGGACACAGATTTGTGACAGATTTAAGGATTATTCAGATCATCTCATTTTTGAAGGTGCAAACGAGGAACTTGGTGACAGATTAAACGACGCAATCTATGAAAGTGGTTATTGTGTACCAAAAGATGACAATGATACAAAGGCTATCTCAGGAAACCTTACAGAGGATGAGAGATACGAAATGGCAAATAAGATTAACCAGAAATTTGTAGACATTGTCCGCAGTACAGGCGGAAACAACGCATACAGACATCTCCTTATCGCAGGTTATGACACAAATATTGACAAGACTTGTGATGACAGATTTAAGATGCCTACAGATACAACAGAAAACGGAACTACAAAACTCAGCATATCAGTTCATTACTACACACCATGGGATTTCTGTGGAGATGGTGGTAGCGGTATCTATACACAGAAAGACAAAGAAGCAACAGAAACATACTTCACAAAGATGGATAAATTCTACAATGCAGGATATGGAATTATCATGGGTGAGTTCAGTGTTTGCAATCCAAAGCAGGAGGGTGTTGCACATTGGTTAAATGATACAATGACTATTGCAGCTAACCATCATATTTTACCTGTACTTTGGGAGACAAATCAGTATATGGATAAAGACAACTGCAGGATGAGATACAATGACATTGCTGTACTCTACAATACAATCACAGGTTCAAAAGGGGATACGAGTTCAAAGATAAACACAAACGGAACAACAACAGACGGTTCAATCGCTGATTATCTTGAGACAACAAATGTAAATAACCTCAAAGCAGGCTTTGAATGGACAGGAAAGTGGTACAAGAACGGCGGTGGAAACCTCGTAGGAGATGATATATACACAACAGAAGAAGGTGGAACAAAGGTAACAAAAGGTTCTGTTGAAGCATTTGTACCTGAGTCATCATCAAAGACATCAATTGACGGAGATACAACAGAGCTTGGCTTTAATGACTGGGGCTATCAGGCATTCTTAAAGATGGATTTATCTAAGTATAAGAAGCCGGTTGTTGCATTTAACTTCTTAGATATATCAGATACAGAAGACTTTGTCGGAACAGTGACTATTGGAACATCAGACAAAGTTGGCGGAAGCGGAAAGAATACATATGACCTTAAGTATTCAGAATTCCACGGAAAAGGAATAGTGCTTAATGATACATTGTTAAAAGCACTTGAGACAGAGCCATACCTCTATATAACATTTGCAGGAAAACCTGCAGTGACAGGAATTACTGTTTACGAGGGTTAAAATCTTAACAGATAGTGTAAAGAGAATATTTTGTATAGTGTATCACTGACTTTTAGTTAAATAAGCATTAAAACAAGCCGAATACAGAATAAAGTATCTGCGTTCGGCTTGTTTATTTATTTCTTAAAACCGGTTATGCTGATTATTTTCCACAGTTCTTTTTATCAATCTGCTGATTAAAAGCATAAAAGTTTCGACAGTCAAGGTTTTCCTGAGTGCGTCTGAGACATTCGCCAAATCTCTGGAAATGAACAATTTCTCTTTCTCTGAGGAAACGGATAGGTTCTGCAACTTCAGGGTCTTTTACTATACGAAGAATGTTATCATAAGTCAGGCGGGCTTTCTGCTCTGCCGCCATGTCTTCATAAAGATCGGTTATGGTATCACCGGTGCTCTGAAGCTGGCTCGCACTGAAGGGCTCTCCACTTGCTGCCTGCGGCCATATGGCAAGTGTATGGTCAATATAGTATTTATCAAAGCCGGATGCCTTGATTTCTTCCGGTGTAAGATTTTTTGTAAGCTGTCTGATAATGGTAGCAACAATTTCAAGATGACCGAGTTCTTCGGTGCCGATGTCAGTAAGAGCACCCATGACACGGCGGTCGGTCATACTGTAACGCTGTGAGAGATAACGCATAGCGGCACCAGCCTCGCCATCCGGACCACCGTAGTCGAGAACCTATGATATTGCGGAAAGGCTTGATTTTAGGGAATTTGTGAAGAAATATAGATTTTGTTTGAGCAAAATATATCTTGCCGGAAAGGCTGTAATCTTTGCTGGTTGCACTGGATATGTGAGCAATAATGCAATATAAAACTTGTCGGAATCCGACAGAATAAAATAGTTGCAAATATTTTTAATATTGTATATAATGAACTTAACAAGAGAGCCGAACGCTAGGTGCAGACTAGCCGCCGGCAAATAAGATGTTTATATTTAAAGTAACGCCTTACTTTGCTAGAGCTGGGGCGTTACTTTTTGTGTGTTATCGTATATACAAGAGTAATAACTGCACAAAGCATAATTACAAATGTGAATAAATCGCTGTATGTAACCATTGGCATCAGCTCCCTTCCTTTGTAAGTCCGGCAACTGTCGTAGCACCCTTCGGCTCTCTGATTAAGTTCATTATTAAGATTTTAAGTTATCGGTATTATAGTACATATGTTAATAATTGGCAATAGAAAACCCCTGAAAGTCTGGTCCGCTTTCAGAGGTTTTGTTTTGTTCAAAATGGAACATATTATGTGTCTGATGCCATTATATCATATGCAAAATCTATTTGCAATTTACAAGCGATATATCATCATTCAAAACCACGGTCATTTCCTGCGTTTCCTTATTCCAGACAAAATGGTCTACGACTTCCAGTAAAGCATTATGCTTTTCCATATCATTTGAATTTTCATCTTTTATAATATCAATCAATCCTTGAAAATCAACATCTTTGTGAACTGATGCAGGGTGAACGGTGACGGTGGCAGATTCAAGTTTTTTGTTTAACTCCGTGCGTCTTTTTAGGATGAGTTCTTTATTTGCTTTGTATTCTTCTAAGGTGTCTATCTCATTTATATACGCATCTTTGATACGCTTCATTTTTGCATCAAGTGATTTGAGTTCTTTTAATATATATCCCCGTTCTGTATTTTCGGTATTGATTACATTTAGATTATAATTGTAAAAATATCCTGAGCCGGATAGTTCTTCGAGGATGGAGAGAACTTCTTTTTCAGCATTTTTCAATGTGATGCCATTTCGTGTAGAACAGAGCCCTTTTGAATATTTCCAGCAACAAAAATTTGGAACTGTTTTAGTACCACCGTGGGCGAAACCGAGCGAAGCACCGCATTTTGAGCATTTAATCATGCCGGACAACCAGTTGGCAAGGAGTGGAGCAGGGCGGCGTTTCTTGTTATATCCCGTGCGGAGTCTGTCGTGTGCTCTACGGTTTGCCGCCTTTGAAAATTGTTCTTCAGATATGATAGCTTCGTGCTTTCCGTCAGATATAATCACATCGTCAGGATTTTTTCTTTTATTACTCTGTTTGTTAAAAAAGTTCCACCGGATTTTCCCTATATAAAAAGGGTTTTCAAGTATATATCCGATAACACGGGTTTCAAAAAGAGAGCCTCTTGCAGTTCTATAGCCGGATTGATTCAGCCTTGCGGCTATGTCACCCATCGGGATATTCTGCTCTGTGTACATATTAAAAATCTTTCTGACAATCTCAGCACCTTTGGGTTCAATCTGTGGTATCTTATCTCTGCCACGCTCTTTGATGTAACCGATAGGAACATTTGAATTGTAGCCGCCCTTTAAGGCTTTTTGGGTCATTCCACGCATAACTTCACCTGAAAGATTATACAGATAAAATTCGTCACTCCATTCAATAACCATCTCGATAAGGCGGCCATACATACCCTCAGTGATAGGCTCGGATATGCTTATAACATCAACATTACATTTTTTTCTGAGAACTGATTTATAATAAGTGCTTTCATCAATGTTTCTGGCAAAACGGGAGAACTTCCAGAGCAGGATTGCATCGTAAGGATGTGACTTTTCTTTGCAGGTCGCAATCATTTCCTGAAAAGCCGGGCGTTTATCTGCTTTCTTGCCGGAAATACCCTTGTCTTCCTGATAAATTCGTGTAAGCAGCATATTGTGCTGTTCGGCATAATCCTTAATGAGTCTTATCTGACTCTCCGGAGAAAGTTCTTCCTGTTTGTCAGTAGAGACTCGGATATATGCACAGACTTCTTTTAACTTTTCACTCATGCGTCTTCCTCCTTAAAGTTGAGTATAAAAAAATAAGCCTATACAAAAGAAGTGGCTTATGTTAAAATAAATATGCGTTATCTTTATATTTTAGCCATATTCTTTTGTGGGTAAAGTGTAAGGTATTGACCGCCCGCAAAGGGCGGTCTTTTTGTTATGTATGTCTGTCGGAATCCGACAAGACTATTATTTTTGATATTATAGAAAAATATTCTGTAAATTATTAAAGTTCTTCTAATATACTTGCAACTTTCCTTTTTCTGCTAATATTACCTGTATTGTTTTTTTCTAATATTTCTATTGCAAACTCAATCTGATTTTTTATCCAGCTTAGATTATCTAGCAGTTCATCTTCTGAAATAATACATAATACTTTATCAAGTCCTAATTCAATAATATGTCTGTTATAATTTTCATTTTTTTCCTTGTTTAAATAATTTGCACATTTGCAAAAAAACTCATATGTTTTATCATCTTTTGTAGTAGCATAAGGATAGTTATTTAATTTATTATTCAACATAAGTGCACGACACAGATATTTATCTTTTATTGTTAATGAAAGAGAATAGTTTTCGTGTGAAGTTCCTTTTCTTAATTTGACACCACTAAAAAGTTTCTGTAAAAATTGTAAAGAGTATCCATATTCCATATATAATTTTTTTACATCTTCAAGAATAGGACATATTATTATTTTATTTACTTTCTCGCTCTGTAAATCATATAACATGGTGAAATATGAATCATATAATACAGAAGATGATTCTTCTATCCACCTATGCAATAATTTTGTCTGGGTATCGTCAACTAATTTACATGTGTACCATGCAGCAAAATACTCTTGAAATGATCTGTGTGAAAATCTATATTCAAAACCTTCTTTAACTAACATACATACTGATTGTGTCAGATCATCTAGGTAATCCTCTATTCTAAAATTAAATTTATCAAATTTGTTCTTTGCGTTTTGTATATATTCTCTTATTTTTGATTCAGAAAATTGAAATTCAGATTTAAAATATGATTTAAAACAAATATATGAAAAAATCAACTTAAAATCTTCACACCCTAAACCTGTTCGTATATCTCGCACATATGAATCCTTTGTTGCATCGTGCACATTAAATAATGTAACAAAAGCCTCATCGTAAAAATCATTTAATTTTTCTGGAATAGAAGCATGTTTTTGAAATGTAAGTAACATAATATTTAATAGCAAAGGATTTGAAGCAAAAGAACTATATTTGTCGTATAAATTATTATCTAATTCTTTATAAAATATATCTTTTACGGATTCATCAAATTCAATTTTTTTGATTAAATTTAGAGCCTGTTCTTTGTTTAATTCAAGCGATTTGAGTTCATTAAAGTCATTCCAACCTATAAATTCATCTGATGGTCTTGATGACATAAAATACTTATTATCATTATATTTTTCACACAATGCTTTAATCTCAGATGTGATTTTATCAGTTTTATCTCTGTTAACCTCATCATATCCATCAAAAAAAATTATATATGCACCTTCTTTCATACTATATTCAAAATATTCTTCACTTAGTTCAAACCCATTATCGTACAATGATTTATATATAGCTTCATATATTGAAATATCCTTTAAATCATATATATTAAAACTTCTTAATTCGAGCAGCACTGGAATAAAAGTTGTTTCTTCTATGGTATTTAAAAATAAATGCTTAAATAATATTGATTTTCCTATACCGCCTGTTCCTGTTATTATAAATTTATTTCCGAGAGCTAATAAATTATTGATATTTCCTGTATCTATAGTTTTGCCATTAAAAAGAACACCTATACATATGTAAAATGAGTATATGTCCTTTGGGATGCTTCTGTATATAATAGTTTTTATTTTGCTATTTTTGCTTTTGGTATTTGTTAAATATCTTTCATATGCTGTTCTGTATCTTATATCATCTTTTACACTTAAATCATTAAAAAATTTTTTAATACCAGACCATGCATTTTTAAACGCTGTTTCTGTAACAGTGATAGCTATATTAGTCATTAATTCTTCATTATCTATATTGTTCATCATACATTCCTCCAAAATCGTTATAACTTAGTATAAATATATCATATTATTTTTGTTAATAACAGTATCTTTCTGATACAAAAATGATTTTTTAATTTTAAATCTTCCATAATAAAATTAGGGAGGTGATCATATGAATATATTATTTACGGCATTACCTGTATACATAGCAAAAAGTATAGGGATGTTATTACTTAAATGCATTGTTAATGACATATACAAGTCAATTAAAAAATATCTTGTTAGTAAGTTAAAGAAGAAAAAAACTGTCAAAAAAAAGAAAAAGAAATAAGAACACCCGCCCCCGATGCGGCAACATAGGGGGCGGGTGTTCTTGTGTTCGCTACGGAACAATAACTTCTCTTTGCGAAAAAAGAACCTCTGCAAAGAGAGATTCATAAAAATCATTTTTTAATCGAGCCGGCTAGCGGCATTGTATAATTAGGTGTCCGTATAGGACATTGTTTAATAAGTTTATTGCTTGATAATCAAGCAATAATCCACACATCAGTTAAAATGATATGTGGATTTTCACTAGTCGCCTTGTGCGGTGACCATTACTATAATATCTTATCATTTCTATAGTGTTTTTGTCAAATGTTATAGCTTAATGTCTGTCGGAATCCGACAAAGTTATCATTTTTGAGTTTGATTTTTTATTTTGACTGTTGCTCAGCAATGATTTCTTTGACCTTATCAACATTGTACTGGGTAGCTAAAGCTATCTGCTCTATAGTAAAGTTGTTGTTGTACATATTTAGGATTATATTGACAGTTACATTTTCTGTAGTTTTCTCCTCAATTCCCTGACCTAAATTACACATACTGCTCACTCCTTCCTGAATGTCATTGTCAACAGGTATATCATACTCTTTGTCTATTATTTCAATCTTTTCAGTGACACTTAGTTTATCTGAAAATAGTGCTGATAACAGACGATGTAGTTCATAAGTTTCATCATGTTCAGGTAGTGTGTCTGACAATCCTATCATCACTATGTTAGGTATGTTAATATCACCACGCCAGTCATAGAAGCCTATCAAATCATTTTTGGTAAGATTTATATGACACATTGTATTTTCTTCCATTCCCATACATACCCAAATGGAATAGACTTGTTTTATATCATCATAGTTTGTGTTTACAAAATCTCTTTGTTTCTGAGAGGATATAAGACGGCTGATATAAAATATTGCTCTGTTTAATATCTTATATTTTGTTGGTTCGTCTTTTTGAGCCTCGATATTTATTATAATCTGTGACAACGCATTTTGTGTGTCGGTTCCTGCTGGTATGCGTACATAGAAAATAATATCAAAGCGTATCATACCCTCGTTTATTTCAGCGTTTTCAGTATTTAACCCAACTATTTTTGTACCATCTTTTGGGGAAGGGTTTGTGCTGCCGGGTTCAACAGGGACAGTTGAGATATAAGGCTCGCCCTCTATATACTGAACAACATCATTTGCGTTCATGCCTTTAAATGCGTCTACTGTTTTTATCAATATGTGTGCAAGAATATGCTTTTGTGCAAGTAGCTGTTTGGCACATTCATCGTATTTTGCCTTATCACTTATTGAAGTAACAGTGTTTTTTAGTTCTTTGTCCAAATTGTATCTCCTTTATTACACCTCAAATTATTTTAATCAAGCTCTAATTCCTTTAACGCTTCAGCTTCAGAAACAAATTCTTTGCAATCAGGGTTTGTTTGAATATCTGTTATCATTGCTTTGTCCCACTCATCAGGTTCTACTTCTTCAATATCAGACCAAGTGTGTTTGGGAATATAATCTATTATAAAATTCCACACTTCTTTTGCTGCATCTTCATCCATGATGGAAACGGCACCGACAATTCTTTCTTTTATAGCATCCATATATTTTCCTCCTATTTTTTATATACTTGACCACGATTATCAATTTTTTCTATATAGCATACTTGCCCCTGTTTATTAAATATTATGCGGTAATTTCCAACACGTAAACGATATAAGAATTCATTATTACCTTGCATTTTTTTAATATCGCCATATGGAATTTTGCGTATGGCTGTGACTATTCTTTGTCTTGTAGTTTTGTCTAATTTTTTTAAGAATTTTATTGCTTGTTTAGAGTAGTGTATTTCCAAAAATAATGTACCTCCGTTCTAATGTCATTGCATGGTTTAAAGGTGTCTAAAAATTTATACTTTTCACTGCACCCGGCTAAAAAGTATTTTCTACATTCGCTGCTTTCGATTTTTTTGAACCATCAAAGCAGGTTCATAATATATATTATAGTATCCATAGGACACTGATATTCAATGTTTATTAACAGCTTCCATTTCTTCAACACTCATATCTCCATAAAAGTCTTGATTTTGAATATGCCGCATCTCATGCCAGTAAGCCTCAAGTCTTCTTTCGTAGGAAAGCCTTGCATTTAGAAAAATGCTAAAGCTACCATCATCATTTATCGTTACGGCTGCCGGAATGGAATTGCCAAAGTCTAAAATTTGTACATTTATATAGTCGCTATCCAGATGTATCACCCCCAAAAATAAGTATATCAATTACCTTTTTCTTTGCGTTTTAATGCCATGAGCATACCGTGTAAAGCCTGTAAATCTTCTGGCTCTGCATCCTGTGCAGCATCAAATAAAACAGAAAGCTCTTTGTTGTCATATATTTTTTGTGCAATCCTGCTTGTTTCAGGATTGAGATAGTAGGATTGTTTATGCTCTGTGTCTTTATCTTCTATTAAATCGGAACGATTTATATCGAAATATTTTGCTAAAATATCTACTTTATCCATGCGTGGCAAGCGTGTGCCATTGCACCAAGTTGATACAGAGGATTTGTTGAAACCTAAATCATTTATTAAATCAGCTTGATTTTTATTGTGTAGTTTCATGTAATACTTTAAATTTTCAGCAAAAATTTTTTTATATCTATCATCAAGCATTAAGTTCACCTCGTTTCTGTTATTAAAACTAATCATACTACAATTAGTGGAATAAATCAACAAAAAAGTAAAAAAAGTTTACAAAAAGCATTGACATCTACAAAAAGTAGAGTTATAATATAATTGTAACAAGGAGTTAGCAAAAAGAAAGGAGTAAAACGATGGCTAAGAAACATAAGAAACATAAGAAACATAAGAAACAAAAAAAGCTATCAACTTATGAGGTACTCAGCCTTATAATAGATGCAGCCGCAGTAGTTATTGCAGCGATTGCACTGTTTAAATAAGTTGATAGCTAGGGTGGGAGGGGCGAAAGCCCCAACTACCTACATCTTAGCACATTGTATAATATAAAGCAATGAGGAATAAAAAAAGTGATATTTTGTTTTGGTTATTATCCCTTAACTTAATATTTGGGATAGTGAGCGGATGGCACATGGTAAGCCGTATTCTTACAATCGGAAATGCAATACTGTTGTTGTTTGAATGTGGAACAGAAGTGATGGAAAGAGAGTAATTGTAAGCTGTCCTAACGGCTATACGGGGAAAGAAAGGAAATGATGAGTATATGGATAAATTGGATAAATTGAGAAGCTCAATAACGGTTCTTCTATGTTGTCTTGTTGTAATCGGAGTAGTTAAAGGTATGCTTTTGATTACGAAAGTAGCTATAGGAATATTGGCAACATTTTTGCTGGTGCTAATATTAAGAAAAATATTTATGAGAGATTAAACAAAACCCCCGAAAGTCTCACACACTTTCGGGGGTTTCGTGTATTGTCCGACATGGACATATGATATCTTTGTCTGGCGACATTATAGCATATTACAAAAATGATTTGCAATATGTGTATTAGATTTAATGTCTGTCGGATTCCGACAGAATAAAAAAGGTAGATGTTTAAACGACATCTACCTTAACTAATAAATGAAATAGGTGGGGTGACAATCCCACATCTCTTTAAGACCACAAGGGCGTGACGGCTGCCTGTTCCGTCCTCAGATTTCATTTATATAAGTTTATGTTTTTCATACTTTATTATACACTGTAAATGAAAAAAGTCAATATATTTATACTACTTTGGCACGACCGTTTTCAATGTAATTGTTAAGTTGAGAATCTCTTAATGGATACATTGTACGAAAAGATGCCTTACCGTCATTTGATATACGAACGGCAATGGATGTGTTTTTTGAGTGCTTTTTTATAAATGATATACTACTGTCTTTAGGATTAGTACTTATAAAATCTGGATTGGATATTATAGATGGAATATTTTCAAAACATTGTTTAAATTGTTCCGGAGAATCAAAATCCGGAATATGTTTTTGAATGTGTTTTATACGATTTTTCCAAAAAATAATATCAGTGCCAGCTATCATGTTTTGTGCAATATTAGGGTTTAAGTCTTTTACAAGTGTAATCAATTTGGAATTTATAACACCTATAGAGACAGCTTTAGAATTATCCTTAAATGTGTTGTCGTCTAGTTTATTTACCTTTTTCATACATGTATTCCTTTTTATGTTTTTTATCTCATTCGCCCTTCTCTTTCCTCTTCGTGACCTCACGAAAATGGTTAAAATATTTCTTGTTTATTCGTCCTCGTCTTCTTCATCATCAGAATAGCTATCGTCTGAATAATTACCATTAGTTTCGAGCGAAGCACGATATTCACTTGCAAGCATTGTGCGATTGAATTCAGCGGTTGGTTCTATTTCTTCAACGAGCTTTTCAAGTTCATCTATTGATACTTTGAAGAACTCTTTACGTAGATTAACTTTATTTACACGCTTGTCTGTTAGCATCTGGTGTAATTTACTTTCAAGTGCTACGGCATCCTCTGAGAAAATGAAACTGTGTACATCAAACTTAAATGGAACACTTGCACTTCCAAGTTCGTTTACTCTATCTTGTGGTTCAAGACGGCGTGTCATTCCGACCTTAAATACATCTTCGCCAAACGAACCAAGATTACTTATTATGTAAACAGTTCCAGCTTTACCATTTTGTAGGTTAGATATTTCTTCTTTCTTTAATACAACATCAGATAATTGATTTTGTAATTCAAGTATTCGTTTGTTGAGAATATCCATTTCTTCCTGAGCTGCATTTTTAAGCTGTTCTTTGACCTTATCAATTTCAGCTTTGTATTTGTCCTCTTCTTTTGCAATCTTTTTCTTTTCTGCTTCCAGTGCTTTGAGTTCGGCTGCTTCCTGACGCATCTTTTCTTTTAATGCAAGCTGTTCCTGCTTTTCTTTTTCTTTCTTTACATAATAGTTATATTCAATTTTGGCAGCATTTATAAACAGGTATTCAAGCTGGCCTATAAATTTTGTAAGAGTGCCGTATATCTGTTGGTTGCCATTGCCGGCAATCTCAAGATATTTCATCGTGACTTCTTTTATTTTATCTGTAGCTTTGTCTATTGTGCCATATTTCAAATCAGATAAAATATTTTGAAGTTCTGAACGCAATGCGATAACCATAAGCGAGTACATTGCTTTGTTTGATTTTGTAGTGTATCTTGAGGAATATTGTTCCATCAGTTTTGTTATCTGTTTGTCGTTTTCACGGTAGGCTTTGCGAAGTTCTTTTGAGTTCATGTATTGTAAATGCAAAAATACTGATGGAGCATAGGCATCAACAAGATTAAGGTCTTCTTGTTTGAAAGTTAGAAGTTCGGAAGATGGATCATATTCAAAGAAATTATTGATAGAGTATTTGATACTCTTGTAAAGCTCTCTGAATTTTGAAACTTTCTTTGCTTCTTTTTTGATAAGTTCTTTCTGTTTTGTTAATTCAAGATTTATCTCTGAATCAGCAGCAGCTTTCTGAATGTTTATTGTCTGATTTAAATTCTGGTATTCATTAGTGACATTCTGTAATTGTTTTTGTCTGTCTTTTATGTCAGATTTAAGCGTTTCAAGTCTTTTTTCAAGTGTTGAAATTTCTTCCAGTCGCTCTTTAGTGTCAAGTTCTTTAACTTTATCTTCAAGTTCTTTTATTTGATATTTGTGATTGTTTATAACCTGTTTTATTTCATCTTCTTTTTTATTAAGAAGATAAAACTGGTATCCTATAAGTCCAGCTGCAATAACAAGCGGAACGATAAAATTCCAAAATATTGATGCAAAGCAGGCAATAGCACTTATAATAAGTACTTTCTTGATAAATTCTTTTTGGTTTTCCATATAATTCTCCTTTTTGATTTGTTGGATTCAGACAAAGATATTATTATATATTTGATTTAAAATCTCCTTCAAATAATCCTAGCTCCATTGCTAATCTGTACATATGTTTACAAGGCAATCTCCTTACAAAATAATCACGACATGTACAACTGTTTAAAGTTGTATTGTAAGGTTTTTTCCCTGAGCCTTTAAAGATTCCCGTTTGGTTTACATGATCTACTTCAGCTGGTGTGCATTTAGAAGATAATGCACTTTTTTGGCGTTTTAACTGGTCAGGTTCATTATTTATATCATCAGAAGCTTTTATACGAGCCAGTTTTTCTTTTTCTTTATTATAATCACGCGTAGAGTGGCGATTTATTATTTCAATTACTCCTAATTCCGCAGCCAATCTATATATGTGTTTACAAGGCAGTTTGCGTTCCTGAAAGTCATGGCAGTTACAACTTGAAAGTGTCGTTGTATAGTATGGCATATCAGATGTACTTGAACAAGTGGCAGTTTTCTTCTTTTTATGTACTGTAATTGTAAAAGGGTATGTAAAAGCTCTACCCTGTCTTTCTATTTGTGCTTTATCACAATGTATTGAATAGTCCCAATCTGTCCAATCGGAAAGAATATGACATCTTCCATAAGTGTTTTCATCATTACCCATAGTATAAAATTCTCCTTTAAATTTAGTAATTATTTTGATATAGGTGTATATATCAATCACCCTTTTCTTTCCTCTTTAATGCCATAAGCATACCATGTAAAGCTTGTAAATCCTCCGGTTCAGCATCTTTGGCAGCATCAAAGAGCAGTGAAAGTTCTTTGTTATCATATATTTGTTGTGCAATCTTACTTGTCTCAGGATTGAGATAATAGGATTGACTCTGTTCATCATTTTTATTCTCTATCAAATCGGATTTTAGTATTCCAAAGTAATCTGCAAGCATCTGGACTTTTCCCATTCGCGGCAAGGCAATACCCTTGCACCATGTATTAAAGGTTTGAGGAGATACTTCTATTGCGGAGGCAACTTCTTTTTGAGTTTTATTGTGTTCATCAAGTAATTTGTTTAAATTTTTGGAAAATATCTTTTTTTGTTCATTGTCGGTCATAAACTCACCACGCTTTCTAAGTATATAATACAATATAGATTGAATTATAGCAACCAAAAGTCAAATAAATTTTGATTTTAGTATTGACATCAAATTTAATTTGATTTATTATAATGAAAACAAGGAGGTGAATTTTGGTGAGCAGTTTTCAAATTAGTCTTACAGCTGCAAGAGTAAATGCAAAAATGACGCAAAAAGATGTAGCAAAAGCCTTAAAAGTAAGTAAACAGACAATAGTAAATTGGGAAAAAGGAAAGACTGAGCCAAAAATGCAACAAAGCAGAGCATTGAGTAATCTTTATAAGATACCATTAGACTATATTTTTTTACCATCTAAATCAAATTAAATTTGATTTATGGCACAAAGTTGGTAAACATAAATGTCGGATTTCGACAAGGAGGTAAGAGTGATGAAAAATAAAGTAAAAAACATAACTGACTTACAGGCAGAACTTGACCGAAGAACTGCAGTTGAAAAGTTAGCTGAGAAACTTATTATTGATGGAAAGTTTGAGGAAGCGAAAGAACTTCTTGACACATTAGATGATGATAAGGCTAGAGCATTGATGGAAGAGGAACTGGAACATGAATTTTCAAAAAATGATGAACGAACTTTAATTGAATACATAGCAGGTGCTGGTAAATCATGTTCTAAAGAAGAGGAAATAAAAAGAGCCGAAACACTTGGGAGGCTGTTTGCGGTATTGAGACAACCAGAAGATTTATATGCACTTCGATTTGCGTTAAGCAACCTTATAAGTTCGATACAAGTGGGTAGTTCTTTTCAGCTTGTTGTTAATTACGACAAAGACTTAAAGAAATTAAAAATAAATTATAGTCATAAGCCAGAAAATTTTTTGAAGTAATTGCAAGTCTTTGTTTGCTACAACAAAGACTTGCGGGTAAAAATAGTTATTATGTCTAATTAGGACAATTTTAAATATTGCTTTATTAGGGCTGCAACAACCTGTGAAGCAATGTTGGAAAGTGTTGGGAGCGATGTGCATCCTAATTTGTGTCCAACAGTTTTGATTTTTTCCCAATTAGATGGTTCTCTGATATTAGCCAAAAAACTGTGACCATCGGGAGTTAAGTCTTCTATGTCTATGCGGTCTGGTTCAGAAACTTCAGGAAATAAAAGCAGTCCGGCAGCATTGCAATAATAAATATGATAAATGATGGTGTCATTATCGTACTTTTGCATAAGTGCCTTTTGATATGGTTGAATGTCTGGCTGTTCATCAGAGAAATTTGATGTCTGGTATGTTTCTATATCAACGAAAACACATAAATGGCGTAAATCTGTGTTTTCTTCGACGCATAAAAGAATATCACGAACACAATCAAAATTTAAACGCATATGTTAAGTTCTCCTTTCTTTAGATACTTGGCTACTGCAATAGCCTGTATTAAAAGTATAGGGGGATGTGATGTGAAAATCAAGAAGCGAGGTAAATTTGATGGCTGAATATGTTGATGTTATTAGCAATGATGAAGTGAAAGATATAGAAAAAGCAGTGCAAGAAGAACCTGCACCACTGGAAACTCAGAATTATTTTATTATTCCTGATAATGACAGTCAGATAATAACAATTATGCCTGATATTGAAGGGGCAGTTTTAAAATTGGATAAAACAAATGCACTTATTTTGGCTTCGATTATTCAGGAACAGATTGCTGGATTTTGAGAAAGTGAGGTGAGAATGTGTATCAGATTATGGAGAACTGGGCAGATGCTAAAAACAGAAATAATGTAACTCTCGAACAGAGGGTTATTGACAAGGTTGTTGCAGATGCATTGCAGACAATAAAAAATGGACTTCCTGAGGAAGCCCAGACGGTGGAAATTTTGGAATACATTGTTTCAAAATTGAAAGACAGGATAAAGGAGTGTCATTTGAAATTGTAGAAAGAGGTGAGAGCGATGGATAAAAAGGCAAAAGAGATAACAGAGTTGCAAAAAGAACTTGACCACAGAACTGCAGTTGAAAAGTTGGCTGAGAAGATGATTATCGAGGGAAAGTTTGATGAAGCGAAAGAGCTTCTTTATACACTTGACGATGACAAGGTTAGAAATCTGATGGAAGAATGTCCAGATGAAGAAATTACAGAGACATATTTTTATCAGGATGAACTTAATCGTGAACATTCTGTTGATAAGCTTGTTACTGAGTATCTTATTGATGAAAAATTCGATGAGGCTATATCACTTTTAAAATCAATGGAAGATGAAAAAGTAATAAAAACTAAGTCTTTAAAAAATGATAGTAGCAGTGATAAGTGTTATGCGGAAGGGCATGAGGAAGTTAAAAGAGTCAAGCAGCTTGGAAGAATGTTTGTAAAGAAAGAACCGTTTGAAATAATGGCAGCTTTTGCATCAACATTATTTAGATTTTTTTATTTGACTATGAAGTTAAATAAAAACTTCCGCATGGTACTGGAATACGATGCGGAAGCCACGAATGTGTATGTGCATTTTGAGAAGATTATGGAATCTTTTTCACGATGCAACCATCCGGAATATTAATAAAGTTTAAATCATCTTCAGAGTAAAAAAAGAAATCGGATGATTGTTGGTTTGGCAACATTTCAAATCCGATAGCCGACATATCATCAATTTCTTTAATAACTCTAAGTCTTTCTTTTAGGGAAGTTGATTTAAAAGTTATTTGGTAATGGACTAAGCACATAAAGTTCTCCTTTCTTTGATACTTGGCTACGGCAATAGCCTGTATTAAAAGTATAGGGGGATGTGATGTGAAAATCAAGACGGCTTGTCGGATTCCGACAAGGGAGTTAGGAAGAAATTATCATTCATGATAAAAAAATCTGCAAAAACAGTTATTCATGATATGTTTTTTCGGATTTAGGCTCTTAAAATTAGATTAAAGAACAGTGGTCAAGACCTAAGCATAATATAAAACAAAAGCAGAAAAGGAGAGAATTATGGCAAAAAAGAAGATAACGCATAAAATCCTCGTGCCGACTAAAGATGGCGGTTATGTAAACTTTAATGATTTGTCTGAGGAGCAGAAGCAGCATATAAGAAATCAGTGTTTTACAAGATTTGCTGACAGCTATATGGGACAGCTTGGATATACAAGGGTACATACAGAGGATGAAGCGGTTTCACAGAATTAATAATATGCTGTGCTATCGGCATGACGGGCTGTTGTTCTTCCAAAATTATTTTTAGGGCGGGATTGCCCGCCCTAAAGAATTTGAGGACAGCAAAAATCAAGATAAAGGAGGCAAAAAAGTATGGCTAGGTTAAAGCTGGACGAGCTCGCAGGCGGTGCGGCTCAGGAAAAGTTTGACAGAAGTTTTAGCAAAGTGGCACAAAATCTTATGGATGTAAATTGCCCGTTTGATAAGAAAAGGGCAATAACGCTGCAGTTTGAGTTTGTATTTAAGGATGAGTCAAGAACTGAACTAGAGGTTAAGATTACATCTAAAGAGTCGCTTGCTCCTCAAATGCCAATTCGTACACAAATGTCAATCGGTCAGGATTTGGAGACTAAGAAAATATCTGTGCAGGAATATGGCAGCAGTGTTCATCAGAAATCTCCGGTAAATACAAATGAATTAGAGGATGGTTCAGAGGTGACATTATCTGATGGTTCGGTTGTTAATACGGATACGGGCGAAGTAGTAAATTATAGGGATATTAACAGATTAAAGGCTGTTCAGTAAGGAGGAAATCAATGATTAAAGATGCGTTAGAATACATTGTAGGAATGAAAAAACCTAACATTACAGAAATAGGCGGTCAAACTTATTCGGATAAAAAGCTGGAAAGGATAAGTTATGAGCCCTTTGCAGCACCATTAAGATTGTCAACTTTAGAAAGCTTGGTTAGATATATTAAAAGTAATTTGGAAGTTCCGGATACTCCATTTTTTTTACATATTGAAAGGCCAACAATTGTAAAGTTACTTTCTACACTTGATTGTAACAGGGAAAGAGAATGTTTAGCAGTTGTTGATGCAGAAGTTCCTAGATTTGAATTTGGTGCGTATATCCCGCAGGAAAATTTTTGTATCAATCTGAAAACGAAGTTTATTCAGAATGAGGACAGAGAACTTTTAGTTTCATTTGCCGGAAATGTTGAGGATAAAACTGTAGCAGAATATGGTGACGATGGCATTTCGCAGAAAGCAACAGTAAAAACAGGGGTTGCTTCAAAAACAGAAACAATCGTTCCTAGTCCGGTACATCTGAAACCGTATAGAACATTTGATGAAATAGACCAGCCAGAATCAGATTTTATTTTTAGAATTAAATCTGATAAATTTGACGGAATTACTTGTGCGTTGTTCTCGGCAGATGGCGGTGCATGGAAAACAGAGGCTAAACAGAGTATAAAAGAATACTTAAGCAATGAATTGTCAGATTTGATAGAAAAAGGAAAGATTATAATTCTTGCTTAATAGGATAGGTCAATATTATTCAAGTGATCCGTTCTTTATTGTGAAGTGCAATAAGTGTGGTAAAGAGGTTTACAGTACCAGACGGAAAAATGAAAAATGCAGCAAGTGTGGAAGTGCCGATGTGAAAACATCGGTACCGTACCACACGATTGAACAACATAAAAAATGAATATCAGGAGGAACAACATTATGATGAAGACAATTTGTATTGCCGGGTTGAAGGGTGGTATTGGCAAGACCACTACCACAACAACCCTTGCTTATTTATTACAGGCTGAAAAAGAAAAAAGAGTGCTTTTGATTGATGCGGATTGTCAGGCAAATGCTACTATGACATACGATGTTGAAACATCAGATGATGGTATTGCGGATATTATGTCATATGCGTTAAAAGGTGATACGCCGGATATTAAAAGCCACATTATAACTACGGACTATGGTGTGGATATTGTTCCATCGTCTCCGGGTTTGCAGGTTGTAAACGGACGCTTACAGGTAGAAAAGGAACATAGCCAAATTGATGTTCTGAAAAGAGCATTGTCTGAGATTGAAAATGAATATGATTACTGTATTATTGACTGTGGTTTGCAGCTTGATATTACGGTTTTAAATGCTATATGTGCATCGGATCTTGTTCTTAGTCCTCATAAGATTGGTGGATTTGAGGAACAGGGAAGTGATGTATTGGATGAAATTCTTATTCAGTTATCCAATACGGATATTGGTGAGAATATAAGTTTGAGAAGATTTGTGACATTGTTCAGAAAAAATAAAACAATGTGTAAATTTCTTGCTGCAACGCAGGATAAATATGATTCTACTCTTATGCCGTCATATGTGCGTGAGAGTGTACAGGTTATTAAAAATTCTATGATGCATGGACCTTTACCATACAATTTTAAACATTGCATTGCGGTAAAGGATTACAGGCAGCTTCTTGATGATGTGCTGGAGGTGATAGCATGACGGGGTCAACTATTCTTGACACATTAAATTCAAAAAGTATATCCGGTGGAAACATGAATACTACATATGCGAGATTTCGTTTGCAGGATATACCGATTGACAAGATTTATTCTAATGACAAGAATTTCTATCCTCTGACTGATATAGAACAACTTGCAAATGAGATAAAGCTGTGCGGTCTGATGGAAAATCTTACTGTAGTAAAAGAGCCTTGCGAGCGTGGTGAATACAGGCTTGTAAGCGGCGAACGAAGATGGAGAGCTTTGACTTATCTTGTTGAAAATGGTGAGGACAAGTTTAAAAATGTGTCAGCGAAGGTTACCAGATTTGATAATCAGAATGAAGAAGAACTGTATCTGATAGTGGCAAATTCTTATAGAACAAAGGATTCTGCTACAAAAATGAATGAAGTTAAAAGGATGCAGGAATTGCTTCAGAGTGCAAAAGAAAACGGGACAAGCATCAATGGTTATGATATGCAGCAGGAGAGCATCAGAAGTGTTATGTCAAAACTTCTGGGAATGTCGGAAACTAAGATTGCGGAGTTGACTGTAGTTATAAATCATTTGATTGATGAATTTATGACAATGCTTAACGATGGGACGCTCGGTATATCGGTAGCTTATAAGATAGCAGGAATGTCACCCGATATGCAGCTTGAGTTTTTTGATTATTGTGAGAATGAGCCAAAGATCACATTAAATGTTGTAAAGGATTTTAAGTGGCTTAAAGAATCTGAATATGAAAATCAGCAGATACCGGGACAGAGTTCTATTGATGATATAAAAGGAGACTATGATATAGAGCCTGAGAATATTGAAAGCGATGTAAATAATGTAATTAAGGCTTTGGAACATGATAGCGATGCAATAGAAATAGAAACAGGACAGGACGATGCAGATGTAAGTTCACAGGCTGCTGATGTAAAAGACAGTATTAAATCATTTGATGCATTGATGGCAGAAAAACATGGAAAGTGTGATGTAAATATTGAAAATAATATAGAGATTGAAACATCTGAAACAGATGCAACAGCAACAGATTATATTGCCAGTATGATGAACAGTCCGGTAAATGAAAAAAATACTGAAAATGTTGAAAATAATTGTGAAATAAAAGAGGAGATGAGACACAGTATTATTGAGTATGTAGTAAATAAATATAATATCAGTTTACTTCAGTATATCAAAAGCAGGATTGCTATGTGCTGTGAAGACTGCTGCATAAAGATTGATGATGAGCAGATGAGTACAATGAGCAGTTATCTGTCAAGGGATATAAATGCCCTTGCTGAACAGTATAAGTATGATGACTGATATTGCTATTTGAAAGGATGTGGTTCTATTGATTGTTTTTAACCATAAGGCAGATAAACCTTTGATTTTATCAGATAGGAGATGTAATGAGGAAAGACAGACCTTTGAAGAAACTTAACAAGTTCAAATATAAAGAGCTTGCTTATTTCTGTTACCAATACAGCGAGTGGGTATCTCAGATTAGGGATATAAAGCATAACTTAGGGGTATCAGGAGTGAACTATGATGGGATGCCGCACGCTCATAACACGGCATCATCAGTTGAAAATCTTGCTATTAAACTTGCGATGCTTAACAGCAGGATAGAGCTTATTGAAAAGGCTGCAATGCTTACTGATAAAGAGCTTGCAGCGGCATTATTAAAATACTGTACAACTCCAGGGATGAGTTTTAGAGAATTGTGCTGCGTTGAAACTGTAAGCTGTAGTGAGAGTACATTTTACAGAAAAAGAAGTGAGTTTTTCGGTATATTGGACAAACTCAAGGAAGAAAATTTTTATTCAGAACTGCCAAGAAAATACAGGGCAGTTGAGAAACATCATAGAGGTAAATGGACCTCATGATAGATTTATTTACTTATTAGCTTATATGGTTTCTTTAAAAATATTGTGAAAGTATATGGGTTAACAATATAGTTTTTGATTATTTTATTTTTATGGGACTTGTATGCTTTGCTATGGTGAGCATATTTGGTCTGTGATACAAGAGGATGCCGACTATTCGGACGGAGTCAGTTGGTCGGATGTTTCTCTTTGCTTTTGTAAAATAGCCCGTTTAATTAAAAGGAGGACGCACTAATGAACCATAAGGAAGGTATTAACTACTTTCCAGTTAAATGTGCGGCTGATAAAGCAATTGAACTTGTAACAGCAGAATGTGGGTTAAAAGCATATGCCGTCATATTTACCCTGTTAAAAAAGATTTATGGTGAACATGGGTATTATTGTGAATGGCAGCGAGAGGACGCTTTGTTACTCGCGTCAAATATGTTTGGCGGTGGTGACGGGGCAGTCAGTCGTATAAATCATATAGTGAACTGCTGTGCAAGGCGGGGTGTCTTTTCATTGGAACAGCTTGAAGAAAACGGAATATTAACTTCCGAGGAAATTCAAGAAAATTTTCTTTTCGCAACAAAGAGAAGAAAAGCTGTAAAAATGAAGAGAGCATACCTCTTAGTTAAAGTCGCCCTTTTACCGGAAAATGTAGATATTTTGGATGAAAATGTAGACATTTTGGACGAAAATGCAGACATTTTAAAACATAGTAAAAGTAATAGTAAATATACTAACACTCTATCTATAGTGCCGACGCTTCAGGAGGTAAAAGATTATGTTGCTTTAAACAATCTTAAAATCAATCCTGAAAAGTTTTATGAATATTATGACCGTATTGATTGGAAAGACAAGTATGGCAGGAGAATAAACTGGAAAAGCACTGCTGATTATTGGAATAAGACAGAGCGGGCAGACCAAAAGCCGTCAGGCAATACAAAGTCAGGATATTCAACTAAAAAGAAAAATCAGTTTAATTTATTTAACCAGAGAGAGATAAGTTCCTCAGATATGAGCGAACTTGAACAGCGATTATTAAATCGTGGTTGATTTGTCGGAATCCGACAAGATAAAAAATTTAAATGCACCTTTACATAGCAAAAAAATAGCTGTAGGAAAATTAACTATCACAAATAAATATTGGGAGTGTGGTGCAGCTCCCGGAAAGGAGTGAATATGGGTCAGCTAGAGAAAAAATGTATAGGATGTGGCAAAACATTTACTGTAAGTGCAAAGAATCAAGTTTATTGCACTGTAGAGTGCCGAGAGAATGAACGCAGAAAAAGACATGCGGAAATGTACAAGAAAAGAAAAAGGCAGAAAAAAGTAAGCAAAGTCAAAGAAAAGAAAGAAGTACATATGGGAGAAATTGCCACATTTAATGATAAAGCAAAGCAGATGGGACTTACATATGGACAATATATGATTTTTCTGCAGACGGAAAAAGACAGAGAAGAAAGAGCAAAAATAAGATAAAACAAGTGATTAGGAGGATGTTGATATGTTGAATAAATTGTTGATAAAGATGGTAAAAAGATTTAGATATGTGCAGGATTTGGAAACATTCCCGGAAAACAGAATCATGGTGAGAGTTAAGGAGGGAACAGAAGAATGATTGATGAAAACATACTTATAAAAGTTTTTGAAAACAGGATTGATACATTTTTAAAGCAGCACCCAGACCAGAAAGATTGTGTAGCAGTGCAGGGACAGAGAGAAATTATACAGTTGATTGAGGCAGAAGCAAAAAGGCAGGAGGCAGAACGGCGGGAACACATAAAGAGCTTTGAGTGTAAGCTGTTAGGCAGACTGGACGATATAAAGGAGTCAAAAGAAGCGTTTTGCGATGAGCAGGAAGAAAAGTGCGGATTGTATGATAGTTGTTTTAATTGCTTAATCGGTGGAATTGTCGATTTGATAAAACAACTTGAGGATGAACAGGAATACTCTTATGCAAACTTTGATGAATATGTGGACGAGGTTGCACCGTACTTTGATGCGGAATATAATGACCGATTTTGTGACGGCATTAAACAAGCAATTATGGTTATCAGAACGGCTTTTAGAGAGAAAATGCCGAGGATAATGGAATATGTTGTGACAAAGTGAAGATAAGGGAGGAGTGCCGGAGATGAGATTGATTAGTGATGAAAATTTAAAAGATAGAGCAAGTGAATATTGCTTATCAGAAGATGAGTTCAGAAGATTTTGTGAAATAATAGACGCAGAACCAACGGCTTGTGATGTGAATAAATTGATAAAACATTTAAACGATTATGCTTTGCAGGAAGCACCAAACGATAATGAAAGTCCAGGAGAAAGAAGAATATCAAAAGCTGTGTATGATACAATACAGAATTGTATTAAGAGTATAAAAGAAACAGTGGGAGCTTATGACAAAGGGTAAATTTAAAATACTTAAAAATTAAGGAAAGGCGGTCGATAGACCGTCTTTTAAAAAATAAAATAAATTTATAAAAAAGCATTGACATAAGGGTAACCTTATAGTATAATATAATTGTAGCAAGGGAATGGCAGGAAAGGAGATAGAAATGGAAACGGAGATTGAAGAAATGACAAAAGCAGATTTGATAGCAATATTGGTATCAATTAGAGAAGTAGCAAAAGCAAATAATGAACAGGCAACAGTAAATCACATAACAAAAATGCTTGAAGAAATTCGTAAATAAAATCTTCAAGCATTAACCATCAAAACCGAGGGCAGACCTACAACTTCCTGCTATCTGTCCTTGGTATAAAAATAATAGCAGGAAAATAAAAAAAAGTAAAGAGGTGATATGATGCCAACAGCACAGACAAAGGCAACTGAAAAATGGCAGAAGAAAGCCGGATATATGACAAAAGGATTTAAGTTAAAAAGAGAGTTAGCCGATGAATTTAAGGAAGCCTGCGAGAAAGCTGGAGTGAGTCAGGCGGCACAGATTTCCAAGATGATGCGTGAGTTTATAGACGAGCAGAAATAAATATTTGAGGTAGATTTTATGAAAGTTGCATATCCGGTTATTTTTACAGATGTCGGTACAAATATTTTGATTGAAGTACCGGATTTGGGTATTCTGACAGAGTCAAATGAGGAAGGTAAAACAAAGGGAAGTATGGCAGATGCAATTACAATGGCAAGAGATGCTATTGTACTGAGCAACAGCGAAGCACAAGAAGCAGGAAAGAAAGTAATACAGCCATCTAAAATGACGGATATAGACATATCCAAAGGTAAATTTTTTCAAGATGGGGTAAGCATTTTATCTTTAGTTGATGCTGAGATAGTATCATAAAAATATTATAAAAGGCGGTCGAAAGACCGTCTTTTTTGAAAAAATAAAATAAATTTTAAAAAGTATTGACATAGGGGACACCGTATGGTATTATATAATTGTAGCAAGGGAATGGCAGGAAAGGAGATAGAAATGGAGAACGAAGAAATGAACTTAGCGGAATTGTTAAAAGATACAGCAGAGGAAAATCAAACAAGAAAAATCTTAGCAATCTTGGAAGAAAGCAAAGACTTGCAAGAGGCAAAGGAAAAAGTAAAAGCCCTACTTAAAAAGTAGAGCTTACACAAACCAAAACACCGAGGGCAGACCTACAACTTCCTGCTATCTGTCCTTGGTATAAAAATAATAGCAGGAAAATAAAAAAAAGTAAAGAGGTGATATGATGCCAAAGGCACAGACGAAAGCTACAGATAAATGGCAGAAAAAGGTTGGTATAATATCAAAGTCGTTCAAGCTGAAAAAAGAACTGACTGACGAATTTAAGGAAGCCTGTGAGAAAGCTGGAGTGAGTCAGGCGGCACAGATTTCCAAGATGATGCGTGAGTTTATAGATGAGCAGAAATAAAAATAAATTCCCTGTCGGATTCCGACAAAATAATTTTTTCAAAAAGTTGGGAGGCAGGGACACCAATTCTGTGATATAATGCTAATATCGCAAAAATAGAAACAAAGGGAGAGAACGCAGGTTTTCTCTCTTTTTTAATGCTTGATTTAAGGAGGTGAGGAGGAGTGAATACGGTTGAACCAATTCGTGATATAAACACGGTGATGGATATTGCTGATTATCTAAAAAGCAAGAATGAAAGAGATTATGTAATGTTTATGTTTGGAATTTATACGGGACTTAGAATATCGGACATACTTAAGTTTCGTGTGCGAGATGTTAAAGGGAAAGATGCGATTTATCTTAGAGAAAAAAAGACAGGGAAAGAAAAACGGTTTCCACTTAATGCTGAACTAAAACCGATTATTGAAGATTATATATCTGACAAGAAAGATTATGAATATCTCTTTAAATCATGCAGGAGTGGTAATAAAGCAATAAGCAGACAGCAGGCATACAAAATACTGTCGGTAGCAGGTAGGAAGTTCAACATTGATAAGGTGGGAACACATACACTCAGAAAAACATTTGGGTATCATATGTACCAGCAGACACACGACGCAGTCACTATAAAAGAGATTTTAAATCATGCAGATATAAGTGTGACATTGAGATACATTGGTATCAATCAGGACAACAAGGACAAAGCGATAAAAGGTTTATCGTTTAGAAAGAGTGGAGAGCATAAGGCTCTCTATTGATGTTAAATCTAAAAATTGGCATAAGATTTATTTTTTCATGTGCTAGTTGTCATATTGTGGCTATGTAATCTTAGATGAATATTTTTTTCTGCACTTTAATGAAAGAATACAGTTTAAAAGAAGTTTACAAAATTACTAGATATGTCAACTATTTTGAAGAAAAATATAGAAAAGTACAATGAAAGAACATGAGTTGATAGAGATTGAATCATCCAATGCGGGACACACTACAGAGAGAAATAAATAGTTTTAGTTTTTATAAAAATCACTTAGATGTTATTCTGAGTGATTTTTTTGTAAAAAAATTTTAGGTTCTGTGAGCAAAAAATCAGAATCGAGGGTCGGAGCGAGGCCCGATTCTTGGCTAGTTTTTTATAAAAATAATATTGTATTGCCGTTTCCGTTTTTTTAAGAAAGGTGGTGGTAAGGATGGCAGATAGTGCAAAGGTCACAGATGTATCAGCGGTGACAGTATCTGCAAAGGTACTTGCAAATATAATAGGTGTCGGTGACAGGCAGGTGAGAAATCTTGCAGATGAGGGAATTCTTGTCAGAAATAGTCATGGACGATATTTGCTTGAGAAGTCTGTAAAAAATTATATTATGAATCTTAAAATATCAAAGGTCGGTGAAACAGTAACCAGCGACTTTGAAGATGGTGAACTTGATTTAAAACAGGAGCAGGCAAGACATGAGCATATAAAAAGCATGATTTCAGAAATTAAGCTGCAACTTATCAAAGGACAGGTTCATAAGTCATATGATGTAGCAAATGTGATTACAGATATGTTTACTAAGTTCAGGAGCAAGATTTTGGCTATCCCGGCGGAGGTTGCTCCGTCAGTTGAAGGGAAAAGCAAAAGTGAAATTATGGAGATTTTGCGTGATGAACTTGAAAATGCTCTTAATGAATTAGCGGACTATAATCCGTCCGATTATTATCCGGACGAGTATATAGAACTGTCTGAGGATGATCTTTTTGATGATTCGTCAGGGAAAGTGAGTGAAGCAGATGAGGACTAAAAAGAAAAATGAGAAAGTGGCTTATCATACATTGCATTTTATCTGTTCTTTGACTAAGGCTTTAAGACCTAAGGAAAAAATGTCGGTTTCCGACTGGGCGGACAAGCACATGGTTCTTCCGGGTGGAAGTAATAAAGCCGGCAAGTTCAGAAGTGACTCCGTTCCGTATCAGAAAGAAATAATGAATGCGATTACGGATTCTGCCGTAACGGAAGTGACGGTTATGTCGTCGGCTCAGATAGGAAAGACAACTATTGTATTATGTGGTATTGCATATTATATAGAGCATGAGCCGAGTACACAACTTTTGGTGCTTCCGACGCTAAGTCTTGGTGAAAAGTTTTCAAAGACAAGGCTTGCACCAATGATAAGAGATATTCCGGTTCTTCGTGATAAGATAGCACCTGCAAAGTCAAAGGATTCTGATAATACGATTCTTTTTAAACAGTACGCAGGCGGTTATATTGTTGTGTCGGGGGCAAATTCTTCGGCTTCACTATCATCAATGCCTATCAGGGTTGTGTGGATGGATGAGGTTGACCGTTTTCCGGCTAGTGCAAGCGGTGAGGGTGACCCGGTTACACTTGCTCAAAAGAGAGCAACAACATTCTGGAATAAAAAATATATTAAAACATCAACACCGACTACAGAAAATGGTCGTATCAATAAAGAATATTTAAAAGGCACTCAGGAAGAATGGTGTGTGCAGTGTCCTTGCTGTGGTATGTATCAGCCGTATTCGTTTAAGAGAGTGGATTTTAATATAGTCGGAATGAAATGCGAATACTGTGAGGAAGTAATCGAAGAAAAATATTGGAAAGAGTCGGAGCATATGTGGATAGCTGCACATCCGGAAAGAAAAAATAAAAGAAGTTTTCACCTCAATGCAATGGCATCGCCGTGGGTGGCTTGGAGTGATATTATAGACGAATTTCAGAGTGCAATGGATGAGTTTAAGACATATCACGACACGGAAAGGTTACAGGCTTTCGTGAACACAACGCTTGGCGAGACATGGAAAGAGGACGAGGTCGCAGAAGAATCGACTACCGAAGATAAACTTCTGGAGCGTGCGGAGCATTACAAGGGTGAAATACCGGAGGGAGTTCTTTTGCTGACGGCAGCAGTAGATGTTCAGGATAACCGTTTTGAAGTTGAGGTGAAAGGCTGGGCGAGAGACTATGAAAGCTGGGGCATACATAAGACAGAGATTTATGGAAATCTTGAAACATCACAGGTATGGGATGAATTGGAGGAATATCTTGAAATAACTTTTCGTTTTGAAGATGGCAGGGAACTTAACATAGCTGCATTTGGCATTGATACAGGCGGTCATCATACAAACAGAGTATATAAGTGGATAAAGGCAATGAAGAAAAAAGGTAAGAAAGCATATGGAATTAAGGGATATGCCGGAAAGCCTGATATACCGCTTTTATATAAACGAAGTAAAGTTGAGATTAAGGAAAAGAGCAGAGATGGCAAGAGAGATATAGTTGTGGACTCAACAACAATATGGATACTTGGAGTTGATGCAGGTAAGGAAAATATAACAAATTGGCTGACGATTGAGGAAAAAGGTGAGGGATATTGTCACTTTCCGAATAATGTCGGAAAAGGTTATGACAGAGAGTATTACAAGGGACTTCTTTCAGAAAAAAAGATAAAAAAGAAAGTCAGAGGTGTTGTTAAAGATGTGTGGGTAAAGAAAAGTGGTGCCAGAAATGAACCGCTTGACCTGTTTAACTATAATCTTGCGGTATGTGAGCTTTTGCGTCCTGTGTGGAGTGATTTAGAACTAAAAATTTCAAAAGGAATAAATTATACAAAAGCGGTTAAAAAGGTTAGAAAACAGAGAAAAAGCACAAAAGGTCTGTCAATTTGAGAAAAATTTTTATAAAATTTCAAAAAGTTGGGAGGCAGGGACACCAATTCTGTGATATAATGCTAATATCGCAAGAGGTGAAGAAAGAGAAATATTGTTGATTTTGAGGAGAGAACGCAGGTTTTCTCTTTTTTTGTGTTCAATTTTATTTGGAGGGTTATTGTGGAAAAAAACAAAGAAAGAATTGCTTTTTTGAAGAAAAGGCTTGAAATGTATTATGAAGCAGAGGAAAAGATATTGCAGGGGCAGTCTTATACTATCGGTTCGAGAACATTAACAAGAACAAGCCTTGCGAATGTTCAGAGCAAAATTAAAGAACTTGAGAGTGAGATTTCTGCATTGGAGACAAGAGGAAATAGCAAAAGGCGAAGCGTCAGAGTTATTCCGCTCGGATAGGAGGTCATATGTTTGATAAGATGATGGCTATTGTAAATCCGGGTGGTGTGGCAAAGAGAGCAGAGGCAAGGCTTAAAATAGCTGAGACGAACATGAAAATTGATGCAGTCAAAATGAAACATACAATGTTGAATGATATTATTTCAGACGGCGGAAAAGATGTGACAAACAGCGGATATTCTCATGGAGCCGCATCAAGAAGGAGAAGCTGGGCGAAGAAATATCATTCAACGAGTTTATCTCCAAAGTTGGATATTGAGGAAAACAGAAAAATTTTAAGAGAGAGATCGAGAGACCTTGCCATGAATGCTCCGCTTGCATCAGCAGCGATTGCAAGTACAAGAACGAATTGTGTCGGATCTGGCCTTGTGCCAAAGCCTAAGATTGATTATGAATTTTTAGGAATTTCAGAGGATGAAGCAAAGGAAATTCAGAGGCATATCAAGAAAGAATTTGCAATCTGGGCGGAGAGTACCATGTGCGATAATAACGACCAGAATAATTTTTACGAATTGCAACAGATAGCTTTTAATGATTGGCTGCGTAATGGTGAAGAGTTTGTTCTGATAAAATATGACAAGCCTACAGCGAATATGCCGTATCGTCTTAGGATAAAACTTGTAGAAGCTGACAGGGTATGTACTCCGGGAAGTATTGACGGAGAATATGATGGTTTTGATAAAAAAACAGCAAACGGCAACACGATAATAAACGGTGTTGAGATTGATAAAAACGGCAGGGTTGTAGCTTATCATATATCATCACAGTTTCCGGGTGAGTATAATTCTGTGGAATCAAAATGGACAAGAGTTGTTAAGCGTGGTGATAAAACAGGAAATCCAAATATATTACATATATTCAACGGGGAGCGTGCCGACCAGTACAGGGGCGTTCCTTTTTTAGCACCTGTTGTTTCTACGATTAAGCAGCTTACAAGATACACCGAAGCTGAGATAATGGCAGCAGTCATAAATTCTATGTTTACTATCTTTATTCAGACGGAGAGTGGCGAGGATATGGGTGGATTTGCCGGAGAGGATGAGTATGACGATGGAGCAGAGACAGAAGATGACGAGGTCGAACTTGGTTATGGAAATGTCAATTTTCTAAAGACAGGCGAGAGTGTCAAGACTGTTGAATCATCACATCCAAACGCAAATTTTGATACATTTGCAACGGCAATGGCAACTCACGTTGGTGCCGCATTGGAGATAGCTCCGGAGGTGCTGCTTAAAAAGTTTTCTAACAATTTCTCAGCATCTAAAGGTGCAATGAATGAGACATGGAAAGCTTTTAGGATGCGCCGTACATGGTTTGTAAATGATTTTTGTAAGGAAATTTACGAACTTTGGTTTAATGAAGCCGTCAGTACAGGGCGTATAAATGCACCGGGGTATTTTGAAAATCTTCTTGTAAGAAAAGCATATCTCAACTGTACATGGAATGGACCTGCACAGGGTCAGTTGGATCCGGGCAAGGAAGTCGTGGCTGCTACAAAGAGGATTGAGGCTGGTCTTTCAACACATGAAGATGAGTGTATTGCAATGAATGGTTCTGATTTTGAGGATAATGTCAGGGCATTAAAAAGTGAAAATGAGATGCTTGCTGCTGCAAATAAAAATGAAAGTGAGGATGTAAAAGAGTGACGAAAATAAATGTCAAAGGTCCGATAGTATCAAATGACTCAGCGTGGCTTTACCGCTGGCTTGGGTGGGATGCCTGCTGTGTTAATGATATTAATACGGGACTTGAAAGTGCAAATGGTGATGATGTAGTAATTGAGGTTAATTCGCAGGGCGGTCTTTGTACGGCTGGATTTGAGATGTATTCGGCTATTAGGCAGTATGAGGGAAATGTAGAAGTTCATGTTATAAATGCCTGCTCTGCCGCCACATTTATCCTTTGTGCAGCGGATAAGGTGCTTATGTCAGATGCAGCGGTTGTAATGATACATAATACTCAAAGTTCTTGGGGTGGTGGTGATTACAGAGATGCACAGATGACTGCTGATATGTTAAGAGAGTTTAACGAGAGTGTGTTAAATGTCTATGAGAAAAAAACCGGAAAGAGCAGGGAAGAATTGCAGGCAATGATGGATAATGATACATTTATGTCCCCTCAGACTGCGATTGAAAATGGATTTGCTGACGGTATGCTTTTTGAGGATGAAAAGGACGATGAAAGCAGCCAGATGAATTTTATTGAGGCATCAAAGCAGATGGCTGTATATAACAGCACACTTCCGGTTATTTCAGATGAAAAAGCACATGAACTTATGCTTTTGTTAAACAGTGGAAAATTTCCGGAGAGAAAAGTACCTGATGATTTGAACAGCAATAAGGCGGATAATCCATCTGAAAATGCTGATACAAAAAATATAATTAACGAAAACAACGGAAAGGAGCAGAACATGACATTAGAGGAAATGTTAAAGGAGCATCCGGAGCTTAAAGCTGAGGTTGACGGATTAAAGGCTGAAGCTAAGGCAGAGGGTGAAAAAGAGGGAGCAGACAAAGAGAGAGGCAGGATTGAAAATCTTGACAAGATTGCGGCAAATGTATCTGCGGAAATGCTTAAAAATGCAAAGTACGGGGATGCTGATGCGAGGGTTGATGCGAGAGAACTTGCTTATCAGGCTATGATTGCGCAGAAACAGGAGGCGGCTGCATATATGCGTGATGCAATGGCTGATTCTAAGGAGTCGGGAGCTACTGATGTAGGGGCGAGTTTGTCGGATTCCGACAAGGACCTGCAGGATGTTGAAAATATGGCAGCATATGTAAATGGCAGAAGAGGAGGCAAGAGATGAGATTAAACAGTAGTATAAAACATTATAGTGACAAGCTGATTTATGATTCTTCACATGAGATTGATGCGGGAGTTTTTACAGTGACGATTCCTACGGAATCAAAAGCAGCAGGAACAGTAAAAAGAGGTCAGATTATTTACTTTGATACGACCAAAAAAGAATATGTTCTGAAAAAGGGTGATGATGGTGTGGCAGCAGTTATTGCTGCAGAAGATACATCTTATGCAGAGGATGACACAGAGGTTGCAGTACAGTCATACATAAGTGGAACATTCAGGGAAAGTGAATGTATTTCTGACGGAAAACTTGAAGCGGATGATATTGACACATTACGCATCAGAAATATTTATCTCAAATAAAGGGGGAAAACAGAGTGATAAGAGAAACTTACAAACTTGTAAAAACAGTTAAAAAAATGTATCCGGTAGTACAGTTCTTAAAAGACAGATACTTCCCGGATGGACCTGTTTATTATTCAGAAAAGGCGTTAATCGAGTTCAAGAAAAAAGGACGAAAGATTGCACCTTTTGTTATTCCACTTGTAAACGGAATAGTCATGGAAAAAGACGGTTATAGAACGGATATTGTAGATGCGCCGTATATAGCACCTAAAAGGGTTATTACAGCAAAGGAACTTGAGCAGAAAGCGTTTGGTGAGTCTCCTGAGTCAGGAAGAAGTCCTGAGCAGCGTGAAAATGAACTTGAGTCGGAGTTTATTGACGATAACCGTATATCTATACTCAGAAGACATGAAAAGATGTGTGCAGATATTCTTTTGACGGGACAGGTTATAATGAAACATTATGCAACAGCGGAAGATGCTGCAAAGGGTGAAAATTATGATTTTAAATATCTCCGCTTTTATGAGGGTGAGTTTAAAAATAAATATAAATTCACAAAGAAGTTTAAGGACATGACAACAGCCGAAAAAATTCAGGAGTTTTACAAAATGGCTACAGTTCTTCGCAAGAGGGGTGTTAGAGCAACAGATATTGTTATGACATCTGATGTGTCAATGCTTCTTATGTCTGATAAGGACTTTTTAGAGTTCTATAACAAGGCAAAAGTAAATATCGGTGAAATCAATCCGACAGAACTTCCAGACGGTGTGGTATCAAATGGCAGCATCAATATAAACGGTGTAGTTATGACATTGTTTACATATGATGAAATCTATGAAGATTTAGATGGTGAGGAAAAAGCAATTCTTCCGGCAGGAACTATTGCTTTTTTACAGCCTAACATGGGAACTACAGTATATGCTCAGGTTACTTTCTATACAAAAGATGGATTTAAGTCATATGCAGAAAAGATTGTTCCACGCTTAGTTGGGGATGAAAAGTCAAACATGGCAGAGGTTCAGGCATTTTCAAGACCTGTTATGTATCCAAATGATATGGATGGTTGGCTTGTGGCAAATATTTATGATGAGACTGCATCTACTCAGACAGAAGCGGACAACAGCGTGGATACGCATGAGCCTCCGACAGCAGATGTGAGTACATTAAAGACAGAAGCTGAGATTACGGCAATGACAAAGAAAGCGGAGCTTATTGCGTATGCAACATCAATCGGACTCAGTGGTCTTGATAATTCAATGAAGCTTGATGAACTTCAGGACGCAATTCTTAACTATCAGGAAGAAATTTATGGTGAGTAGCAGGAGGTGACAGGGATATGATTGCAAATATATTATTAACTGTTGCTGATAAAACTTATAAACCGGGTGAAAGTATTGATAAACCGTTGAGTAAAATTGACAGAGAATTTTTGTTGTCGGGAAATTATATTTCTCTTGAAGATAAAGATGATGTAGGGTCTAAAAAGGCAGTTGAAATATCAAAAGATAAAAAGTCGGAATCCGACACATCAAAAAAAGATGGCAAGATTTTGAAAAATGGTTCAGAAAACAAAGTAATTGTTGATACAGAGGTTAAATAACATGGGTTTTGCGGAACAGGTATCAAAAGATATTGATGATGTATTTTTTGATGAAGGCTTTTTCGGAAGTAAGCACAGTCTTGATAATAAGGAGATAACTGTAATCGTAGATGAGGACGCACTTGAGGAAATAAAAAAGAACTGGCGGGACGAGCTTGTTAAAAAGCCCGTCCTTATTTATGTAAAAGAGTGCGACATAGAAAGAAAGCCGTCTGTCGGCTCAGTTATTGAGTACGACGGAAGACCTCACATAATACGGGAGATTTCAAAACAGGATGATGTTTGGAAAATTTTAATGGGAAGGAGCGGAAATTGATGAATGTTACAGGTAAGTATTGATAGCAATATAGATGAGATAGAAAAAAAGTTATCTGAAATAACTGATAGGTCGAGGTTGGTTATGATGCGTGCCATGAATAGAACAGCTAGAAATATAGCTACAACGACAAAAAGAGAAGTAGCATCAAGATATTTTGTTAAGCAAAAGCAAGTTGCAGATACATTAAAAATTTCAAAAGCAAGTAAAAGTAATTTGGAAGTGGCAGTTGTAAGTAAAGGTGAAAAACTTGAATTAGAGAAGTTTAAGGTTTCACCTAGAGAGCCAGTTAAAATAATTAGCCGTGAAGAAAGAACTCCGAAAGTTTACAAGGCTGCGGTAAAAAAAGCAGGAGGACTAAAACCACTTTATGGGGAAAGAGTATCTGGTAAACAGAGTAAACCATTTTTTGCTACAACTAAAAAAGGCACACAAGGAATATTTTTTCGTAGTAGAGGAAAAGCCTATCCTATAAAGCAGGTAATGGGTCCAGCAATACCACAGATAATTGACAATAAAGAGATTATGGAAAATATTATGAAAAAAGCAAATGAAACCTTGGAAAAGCGTATAGAGCATGAACTTAGCAGAGTAATTAAATAAGAGGATTTTATGACAGATTTACAGTTGTTAAATGACATTGTTGAATCACTTAGGGAATTTGTAAAAAGTGATGCTATAACGATGAAACTCGGAAACGAGTATAAAGATTTAAAGGTATATCCACAGGATCTTCCGGAAAAATACGATGAGGATGACGAAGAACTTCGCAACTATGTTGTAGTAATGATAGCGGATGAAGATGTGGTGGATGATGAATGGCGTGTTGAAGTTCATTTTTCAGTCAATATTGAAGATATGGATAATGATCATTCCGGATGGGTAAATGTTATGTATCTTATGAATGAGATATATAGGCATTTTATAAAAGTTGGAATTGTTGGCAGCATACAAGGATGGAAAGAAAGGCTCATAAGCGGTTTAATCCGAATGTATTATATCCTTATTTTGAGTCAGATTTGATTACATACTGGACATTGCCAACACCATGCGAAGAATTTGACGAGATGGAGGTAAGTATTTGATGATGCAGAAGATTTATATCGGTCCTACTATTCCGGGAGTGGTGACAAATGGGACTATTTTTAAGGACAAACTTCCGGAGCATATTGAGAAAAAGGCAGAAGAAAACAAAAACATTGCAAGGCTTATCATACCGATAGGTGATGTGCTGGAGGCTAAAAAGAGACTTAATATTGAGGGCTCAGTGGAGTATGCAGCATATAAGAACTTGCAGAGCAGGAAAGGAGTAAACAATGAGTACATATAAACATGGTATTGCGACTAAGTCAAGTGGTGCTGTTGGAATAACTCAGAGTAAAACAACATATTCAGCACAGGTTATTATCGGAACTTTGCCGATAAATACACTCAAAAATCCAAAGGATGCAGTAAACTCAATAATTCTACTTGAAAATTCCGAAGACATGGATAATCTTGTGGGTAAAACTAATGAAATTGAAAAGTACACAGCAATGCAGGGTGTGTATGCTTCACTCAAAGTACACAAGGTTGCTCCGGTTGTTGTTATCAATGTTCTTGACCCTGATAAAAGTCAGCATACACAGGCTGTTGTCGGAAAAGAATATGATGTAGTAAATAAGATGGTGGTTATAGAAGATACGGGTGTGCTGCTTGATAAAGTTGTGGTGTCTGAAAATGAAACAACTTATAAGGCAGATGATGATTATGTTGCGTCGATTAACTCAGAGGGTTATCTGGTTATTGCTTTGACGAATGACGGAGCTGCTTCATCGCTGCAGAAACTTAATATAAGTTATGTAAAACTTAATCCTGACGGAGTTACGGCAGAAGATATAATCGGAGGCATTGATGAAAAAGGTGTAAGAAGTGGCATTGAGCTTCTCGATGAGGTGTTTATTAACACAGGAGTTATTCCTGCTATTGTTACTGCACCTGTTTTCAGTAAGCAAAAGGAAGTGGCAGCAGCACTTGAAGCAAAGGTACGGCTTATTGGAAGTCTGCACAATGCAAAGGCATATGTTGATATTGACAGTTCAGAAAGTGGTGCAGTCAGTGTATTTAATGTTGCCAAAGTTAAAGAAAAGAATGTTCCTCAGAGTGAACTTATTGATGCCTGCTGGCCTATGGTAAATAAAAATGGAAATATGCTTGCATTTTCAAGTTTTGCTGCGGCACTTGCACAGGCTGTAGCTGCTGAAAACGGAGATATTCCTGACGGTATCGACAATAGGGAACTTCTTGTTGATGGTGTTTGTACGGAAGACGGGACTCCGGTGAAAGTGATACAGGGTGACGCAAACTCATATCTTAATGCTAATGGAATTATTACGGCAATAAGACTGCCTGAGTGGAAAGCGTGGGGAAATAATACTGCAATGTATCCGGCATCAAAAGACCCGACAAAAAGATGGTCGAAATGTGTTATGATGCTTAATTATCTCCAGAACCGTTTTAAAACGGAGTATCTTTCAAAGGTTGGAAGAAATGCTAAAGTTAAGTTTATAAAGGGAATAGTTGATGAGTATAATGCCAGTCTTAATGCCCTTGCTCCGGATTATCTTGCAGGTGGTGAGATTATTTTTGATACCGCAAAAAATCCGCCATCGAGTATGCTTGAGGGTCATTATATATTCTCGACGAGGTATGCTGATTATACTCCGGCGGAGTATATTGAAAATGATTTTGTATATGATGCCCAGATTCTTACAGATACTATGGAAGGAGGCGATGAGTAATGTCAGAAATTTATGACAAGACTAATATTTTTAAGGCATATTACGGTCAGGTAAGTGAAGACACAAGACTTGCAGGTGTGACTGATGAAGTGACTTTGCCAAACTTTGAAAACGTTTCAGAAACACTTAATCTTGCTGGAACGGTAGGTGAGATTGACAGCCCGTCAGCAGGTCAGTATAAGAGTGCTACGATTGACATCCCATTTACACAGGTGTCAAAAGAAGCTTTTGGAATTATGTGTGATGACAGCACATCGATTATTCTTAAAAGCGTACAGGAAATCTTTAATACAGAGACATTGAAAAAGACACATATTGTTAGGACGATAACTATCAAGGGAATGACTAAAGGTCACGATTATGGCAAGCTGAAAAAGGGTGGATATGGCAATCCGACTATCAAAAAGGAAGTCATATATTACAAAGATCAGGTTGGCGAAGATGTTATTGAGGAAATTGACAAGTTCAACGGCAAGGCTGTTATAAATGGCGAAGATGTACTTGGTAATGTTGCCAGCCTTATTTAGTTAAAATCTGACAGCAGCTTATAATAAATAGTTAATCAAAAATCAGAGAAGATACATTGAAAAGCAGATGTATCTTCTCTTTTGATGTAATGAATGGAGGAATATTATGGATGTAAAAGAAGAAAATTTGGACGAATTGCTTGAAAAGGCAGAACTTGAAGCGGCAGGTGATGAGGTTGTGAGCAGCGGAAGAAATTTGTCGGATTCCGACAATGAGAATGAAGAAAAGGAAAATCCATATCTTGTTGAATTTTCAAGGGAGTATGATTGGCTGAATGATAAGGGGGAGATGGAAAAGATTTCTTCGCTTGATCTGTCAGGTCTTGTAGACCTTACAACAATAGATGGAGAATATTTTGACAGACTTCTTATCAAGATAGGTCACAGACCTCAGAATAAATTTACGGACTTCACATATTGCAAGTATGTGGCAATGCATGTTACAAATCGTCCGGCAGAGTTCTTTAATATGCTTGGAATAAGAGACATGATGATAGTTATTGCACTTATAAACCATTTTTTTATGTACGGGCAGGGATTAGTGATGACTGGGCAGTAATGCTTTCCAAAACGGCAATGCGTCTGGCTCTTGCCACAAACAGCGGCATTGAGTATATCAAAAAGGTGCCGGTGATTGACTTTTTAAGGATATATGAGGACTTGCTTGAAATAGTCAGAGGGGAGGAATAATGGCTAAAAACAGATCACAATACAGTCTTGAGATTTTGCTTGGTGCAAAAAAAGCATCAAGCTTTCAGAGTGGAATCAATGGAGCTAAAAATGAACTAGAGGGGATGAGTTCTACAGCAAAAAAAGTGGCAGGTCTTATTGCTACGGCTTTTGGAGCAATAAAGATAAAAGATTTTGTCAAAGAGTCAGTTGATACTTTTTCTGATTATGAACAGTCACTTGCCAATACTGCAGCTATTGCAAATGCCACACAGACTGAGCAGGAGCAGCTTAACGAAGCGGCGAGAGAAGCAGGAAAAGCTACGACAAAAACTGCAAAAGAAAGTGCGGATGCACTTGGATATATGGCACTCGCAGGATGGAATGTAAAAGAGTCTACATCAGCATTGCAGCCTGTTCTAAAACTTAGTGCGGCATCGAATATGGATCTTGCTACTTGTTCCGACCTTGTTACTGACTCAATGAGTGCTTTAAAATTGCAAGTCAAAGATTTACCCGAATATCTTGATATGGTTACAAAGGCACAAAATTCCTCAAACATGAATTCACAGCAGATGATGGAGGCATATATAAAAGCCGGAGGTGCAGCGAGAACATTAGGAGTAAGTGCAAAGGACACAGGTGTTGCACTTGGTATTCTTGCCAACAATGGTACAAAAGGTGCTGAGGGTGGAACTACCCTTAACGCTATGTTGACAAGACTGGGAAGTAATAAGAATGCACTTTCTATGATGGGAGCATTAGGAATATCAATTTTTGATGCACAAGGTAAATTTGTAGGTCTTGAGGAAGCCTTGAAACGTATCAATGCAGGAGTAAGTAAACTAAGTACGGAAGATCAGGCAAAGGCACTTAAAGAGATTGCCGGAACAAATTATTACTCAAAAATGGCTTATCTTCTCGATGGAGTAAAAGAAGGGGCAAACGGTGCAAAGAGTGCTTGGGATGACCTTGACAAGAAACTCAAAAATTCAGATGGTTCGCTTGAAGATATGTATAATAAGCAGACGAATACACTTTCTGCCACAAGAGAAATTATGAACTCTGCACTTGATGACCTCAAGATTTCATTTGCGGACTCTTTTGACGGTGAGCTTGCGGATGGCATTAAAAAGCTGACTGAGTTCATAAACGGTGCATCTGAGAGTATATCTGATTTTGCAGATACGCATCAGGTAGAGATACATAATGTGTTTGAAACATTTTATGAGGACATTGAGAAAGCGGCGGACTTTGTAGGAGATGTCGGTGGATTTGTAGTTGACAATTTCGATGCGATAGCCTCAGGAGTTGAGGCGATAGGTATTGCACTTATCACATACAAAGTGGTTTCAGGAATTTCATCGCTGGCAGCTTCTATAGCTGCTCTTGGCTCAGGACCTATTGGATGGGTAGGGGTTGGCTGTGCAGCGGCGGCTACAGCAATCACAGGAATTGGCATTTATGCAAATAAAACAAAACAGAAATTAGCTGAGGCAAATCTTGAACAACATTTCGGAAGTATTTCTTTATCGCTGGATACTTTAGATGAAATTGCACAGCAGATTGTTGGAAAGAAGAAACTGACGCAGATTTCTGAAATGCTGGAGTCTATAGGAAAGACTGACGATGCAATATCTTCAATGAGCAAAAATGTTACATCTATAAATGAAATACGATGGAAAATTAAAGCTGGATTTAAAATAAGCAAGAACGATGTTGATAAGTATAAAGCATCTGTAGAGAATTATGTTAAGTCGGCTAAAGAAGCTGTTGAGAGTAAGGGATATACGGTGTCAATTGCAACAAAGTTACTACTTGGTGATAATTCAGAAATTGGAAAAGAAAATGACAGATTTTATTCTGGGCTTGATGGCGACCTCATTAGGTTACAAAAACAATTAAAAAAGAAATTAAATGATGCAGTAAAAAATGGTCTTGATGTTGACAAAGAGCCGGTTGTTCAAAAAATTTTAAAGCAAATATCAGATATTACTTCGGCTGTAACTGAGGCAGAGAACGAAGCAAAACTTCAAACGATTGGTTTAAAATATTCTGGCAAAAAATTGAAAGCAGAAGATTTTAAACAGTTGACAAAAGATGTAAAGGACTATGAAAAAAAGGCAATGGAAGGATATGAGAAAGCATATTCGACTTCTTTAGTTAGTCTTAATGAACGAAAAAATTCAGGAGATTTGTCGAAGAAGCAATACAATATTGAATTGAAAAAACTTCAGGCAGGATATTATAAACAACAACAAAATACATTGTCAAAAGGTTCTGACTATGTCATGGGAACTATAAAAGCAACTTATCCTGAACTTGCAAAAAGTATGAAAAAAATGCAGAAAGAAGTTGCAAAAGGTCTTAAGGAATCCTTAAAAAATGGTGTAAGTGCAAAAGATAGCGAAAACATATTGATGAGCATTGTCGATAATGCGAGAAGTAAAGCAAGTTTAAATTCAAGTGATGCTAGTGCTTTGAAACAAATTATGAAAGATTCTGGAATTGAAAGTATGTTTGATGAAATAGATGACTTGCAGAGTCGAATCAATAATTTAGATGGCATTGACTTGACTAAGAATTTTGAAAAAACTTTAACAAATAAGTCATTGTTTAAGGGGGTCAATGAAAAGCTTGATGATTCTGTGGATTCAGTATATGAAGCATTAGGTCAGGATATTCAATCAAGTTCAGAAGCATCTGTAGTTTATCAGGCTGCGTATGAAATGGGCGGGAGAATGCCTGAAAGTATAGCAAAAGGATTTAAAGCTAATGAACCAATAGCTAGACAGGCTGTTAAGGATATGATTAATTCGCTGGGAGGGCTGTATTCTGCTCAGGGTTATACTGCTAATATTACTGGAAGTACGGCAAGTGATTTTATAAATAACAGCAAAAATAAAATCACATACAATACCCCTATCGGTCCAACACAGCAGAAAAAAAGCAGTAGTGGTGGAAATAGCAAAAAAACTACAGTCAAAGGAAAGAAAAATGCCAAAGGTGGAATATACAAAAATCCTGTTATTTCGATGCTTGCTGAAAAGGATAATGAAGCTGTTATTCCTTTAAATAGCAGTCCACGTTCAAAGGCTCTTTATCAGCGTACAGGTGAGCTGTTAGGAATGTCGTTTACGGACGATAACACATCTTATAAACAGAGAAGAGATGTGCGGTTATACAATACCGTTAAGAGAAGTCCTAGTATAGGTGGTGAAAAAATAAATATAACTTATTCGCCAAATATTCAGGTTACAGGAAATGCAGATGAAAAGACATTGACTAAGGTAGTAAAGATGAGTCAGGCAGAGTTTGCGAAAATGATGCAGAAATATATGCAGTCAAATAAGCGTGTGAAATTCAGTTAGGGGGCGAGATAAAAACATGATGGGCGGCTTTACTTACACGACCAAACAGGGAGATATGTGGGATTATATTGCGTGGAGAGTTTATGGTGATGAGTCTTTGGTATATTTACTTTATCGTGAAAATCCCAAGTATCTTGATACATTTATTTTTGATGAGGGTGTGAAGCTGTATTGTCCGGAGGTTGAAGTCATAAATGAAGATGAGGACGAAGATGCTCCTGAATGGCAGGAGGACGAAGATGATGAGGATGCAGAAGAAGATGCTTTAGACGGTGTATCTGATGAAGGAGATGAAGACGAAGAAGATGAAAGCTAGAAATGCCTATGTAAGGCTTAGATATAAAGGCGGCGGAACAATGGATATAACAGAAGAAAGCAGCGGTTGTACTATTGTAGATTGTGCTTCAGGGGAAGCTGACACAATATCCGTAAGCCTGTTTAATAAGAGTGGAAAATGGTTTAAGAAAAATTATTTTCCAAAGTCCTCAGATTATATAAGGGCAACAATAGTCGTTGATAAATGGAAAAATGATAGTGAACATCGGGAAGTTTATCAGGGGAAATTTGTCGCAGATCAATTTGCAGCATCAGGATTTCCGGCTACGGTTGATTTGGAGGGAATGAGTATTCCGCTTCATACAGGATTTAATGTCACTCAGAGAAGCAAGACATACAAGAAAACATCTCTGAAAAGTATTTTACAGATTATAGCAAAAAGGGCGGGCATAAAGTTAGTTTTTGAAGCGTCAAATCATAAGGCTGATGAGGTCAGTCAGGATGGAAATACTGATTTGGAATTTGCCTTTTCAATATGCAGCGATTATGGATGCTGCATGAAACTTTACAACGGAAAAATGATTATATATGACCAGACGGCATACGAGAGAAAAGCAAGTCGATTTACATTGAATAAGTCGGATCTTGGGGATGACAGTACATATAATTTTACAAGAAGTGTATCAAAGGTTTATGACAGTGTTAAGTTCCAGTATCAGAATAAAAAAGGAAAAAATATAACATACAATTATAATATTCCGGGAAGAACCGGGAGGAGGACATTGTTTATATCATCTTCGGCAGACAGCCATGCAGATGCAGAGAAAAAGGCAAAAGCACAGCTTGCATCAACTTTAAGAGAGGCAATAACAGCATCGTTTACAGTTATGGGAGACCCTAAATATCGTGCGTGCAGGGTGTTTAGGGTAACCGGCTTTGGAAAGTTTAACGGCAGATATTTTATTG